ATGTCCGAAAAAGAGTCCATCACCACCCTCCTCACCCTGCTCGACGCCCGGCAGGCACGCCTCGCGGCCGCTTGCAAAGAGATCGCCGACTGGGTCGATCACCAAGGCGGGCACCCGACCGCCCTGCGCATCCGCGATCGTCTGAACGACATCGAGAAAGACGCACCATTGATCCGCAATACGTTGTCGGCGCTCAAGCCTGTCGATCGACCGCTGCCACGGTTCAGGTAAGCGCTTTCACGCGCCAGAGTTACTTGCGGGTGTTCTACCGGTGTTTCATTTTGATGAACACCGGCTGTCGTGCGTGGTCGAAAAAGACACACGTCACGAAGGAGGCATCTGATGGTTATTCATTTCAATGTAGATGGACATCTGGCCTGTGGTCACAAGGGCCAACACCTCACGGCGAGCCGCGAACTCAATCGCGTCAAGTGCCGCAGCTGCCGCAATACCGATGCGTATAAACAAGCCCGCAAGGATCAACGCAATGCGGCACGCCGAGCGTCGCGCCAGACCAAAACCAGCCACAGCCTGGTGAACTGGCGTACCGAATGGCAGGAACGTCTCACTGCAATGGGCGGCCGCCAGCGTTTACCGCGCGGCTTTGCTCAACAACGCTTCGTTTGACGCACAAAAAAGGGGTCGAATGTTTCGGCCCCTTTTTTATTCTCAGTGTCCCGTCCGGAATCAGGTTTACCGCTTCTGATCTTTTTTCAGGAGGACGTACTGGAATCAGCAAAAAGGCGCAGTCAGCGCGGATACACGCTGACCTTCAAATTGTCTGTCTTCGATCAAGTCGAAAAAGGCGAGTTGAGTATAAAGAGGCTCAGGAGCGCTACGTGATTCAAGGCAAAACGACCGTTCTGACGCGGTGACTCAAGCATGGTCGGCAAGATTGGAGCCCCAAGCGCATACATCGGGTCGCAGAGGATGGAGCCTATGCTCGACAAAAACCGATTCGTTGTATCGTGACCACCCGCAACGTGTAGTTGGGCGTGGCGGCGCAGTGTTTTGTCGAATGTCTGATCCAAGTGATCCGCCGGTGTGCGCGTTCGGCGCGGGCGGAGGATGTCAGGTTGTTTGGTACCTTGGAGTTGTTGGTCTGACGCGGGGGATTGGCTTGAGGTTCAGATGCTCTGATCAGCTGTTTCTGCACAGAAGAATCCCACGACGGGCGGGACTAAAAATCAGACAGTGGCATCGTGTTAACATTAACGCTTAACCCGCGCTGGATGGAAAGTTGCAAAAATGAATAGAGACACCTCTTTTTTGAACGGTATCCGAGCCTTCGCGGCTTTTTGGGTAGTCACCGGACACTGTTTCATTTGGGGCGGTTCATGGTTGGAGATGTCGGTTCCAGCACCCAAAATTGCTGTTGACCTCTTCATGGTTTTATCTGGACTACTGATGGCTTATACCGTTCAGGCTCGTGAAACGACCGAGCCGATGTCAAACCCTGCCAACTGGCTACGGTTTTACGTGCGTCGTTATTTCCGATTGGCCCCTGCGTATTATCTTTGTCTGTTTCTAGTCGTCGCCCTCGCGCCAATTTATCTTGGTGGTTATACACATCTGCGCGAATTGAACCCCTCCCTCTGGCAAGGTGATTGGGTTTATGATCCAGCAAGAACAAATTACACCATTGGCAATCTGCTGCTTCACATCTCGTTTCTATTCGGTCTTTTTCCCACCTATTCTTTCTCGACGTTTTTACCGGACTGGAGTCTCAGTCTGGAAATGCAATTCTACGTCGTATTCCCTTTCATTTACCTGGCGATGAAGCGATTTGGCACGGGGAAAACAGCAATCGCGCTGGCGCTCTTCTCGTACGCATTCATGTGGCTATTTGACCAAGCGGTAGCCGCTGGCAAAGCCAATTTCTTTTTTGAACCCTCTATGTTGTTCTTCAAACTGCCGATATTTGTCGCGGGCATATTGATTTATCGCGCCGCATCAATATCGAACTCATCGAAATGGCACAGAGCCGCTTACGTGTTATTGGCACTTCTAATGTGCACTAAGCTGGGCGACATTTACCGATACCAAGTACTTTACCTCACCGCTCTGGTGGCGTTGATCGCAATCATGCTGGTGCCCTATCGTCCTGTAGCACGTTACTTGACTGTACTAGAGACGGTTTGCCGCAGCAGGGTTGTGACATTTATGTCAGATGTTTCCTATTCAGTGTATCTGTTCCATGGCCTATTCCTTGCCATCGTTGGCTCCCGGATCGGCATGGCGGCAAAGGGATCGGGATGGTCACTTATATCCGGCACGCTGGCAATTTGGCTAATCGTAATATTGCTCACCTATACCTTTAGCTATCTGGTTTACCGTTTCGTTGAGCTGCCTGGTATTGCCCTCGGCAAAACTATTGCCGGTCGTATAGGATCAACAAATGCTGCGGAAGCAAAAGTTAGCCAATAAGCGGTTCTGGAAACAAGAAGATTTCCAGCATCAAAATTTTAACGGTGGCACGCCAGCGTTAACTTTAAACCTTATGGACAGTTAGACGAATGGAAAGATTGTTCCGTTTTTTCTCCGGCAAAAAAGCCAAAATCAACGCAACCGCGAACGAAACAGCTCCTGAACGAGTTGAGGAAACGCCAGTCAATGTGCAAAACGCCCATGCGTTAATGTGCGAGGCACTTCTCGACAAAGAGTTCTACTTGAAACAATACCCGGACATTCAGGCGGCGGGGGTCGATCCGCTTCAGCACTATATTGATGCAGGACATGGTGAAGGCCGTTACCCATTGAACCTGCGCTCCGCTGATGCGATGAAGAGAGTTTCTCTCGCACTGGAGCACAATTCATCGGATCAGATGGCGCTTACACTGCATATCATTCTAGAGCTGGAAAGCGGAACCCATGAGCGGATTTCAGCCGCGGCTACGCTGTACAGTGATGCCTTGCCAGACAGCACACCAGCGACATCTCTAGCAGGATATTTTGAACAGGCAGCCTCGTTCCTCTTTGGCTGCTGGATAAGGTACGAAAGCACAATAAGCATCGATGAGATCAAAGCGCTTACAGCAAAACTCCTGTCGTTCTTTCCTGAGTCGCAGGTCCTTTCCGCGATATACGCAGATTTGCTGTTCGAGGCGGGGGAAATAAGCCTTGCAGAACAGGAATTTGCCAGGAACCCGGAGCTTCACGGCTTGCAACCCGAACTGGAGAGCATTTGCAGAAGCGCCAAAAATCAAATACTTGACGCAAAAGCAGTAAACACTGCGCCACCATCAGAAACACGCCTCTTGCTCCTTGATTCAGCGTTCCCCTCGAAAATTTCATCTTTTCGCTATGGGGAGTTTTCCACCTATATGACGTCGATTAAAGACAGCTCCGTGCAGACCCGCCCCGACGCAAAGCTGTTCAGCTTTGGCGAGCAGAGTGCACTTTCGAATCAGGTCGATGACTTCTGTAAAGCAAACGACATCAGCAAGGAAAGACTCCGGCGCTTCGATAGAAATCACATCGGCAACCCCAAGGTAGCCTATTGCGTATTCCTGAATCTTGCCGATATTTTCTTCACCCAGATTGGTGTGCCCTCAGCTGATCATCTTGTTTTCACTCTCTATCCAGGGGGTGGTTTTGCCCCCAATTACCCGCGATCCGATGAGTCGCTGCGGCGTCTCTGTGATAACCCAAAGGTTAAAAAAATAATCACCACCCAGATAACCTCCTACCGGTATCTGATAGACAAGGGTTTCTGTGGTCCCGAACGAATAGTTCATATTTTTGGCGGAATCATCCCTGAACTGTATTCAGAGATGCCTCCCCTGCCGCGCTCTATCAATCATTCTGCCATCAACGTTTGCTTCGTTGCGCAGCGCTATTCGGCCATCGGTGCAGAAAAGGGCTATGACGTTTTTGCAGATGTTATTAAAGCTTTCTCGAACAACCCATCAATCAACTTCCATGTCGTCGGCGGGTTCGACGCGACAATAATAGATCTGGGCGATGCGCGTAACGTAACGTTTTACGGAACAAGGCCCGCAACGTTCTTCCCGGACTTCTATGCTTCCATGGATGTAATACTCTCGCCAAACATTCAACATTCCGCACTTGATCCAGCCTACCCGGAATCCTTTGATGGCTTCCCGACTACCTGTGTCGTCGAAGCGGGCCTGCAGGGCGTTGCGATGTTACTGACTGATTTCCAGAGCATGAACCAGAATCTTGATGGCTCCCGTATTTTCGCCCCTGAAGAGATGGAAATCATCAATCGTGATTACGCAATGATCTGCGCTCGCCTCCAGTACTACATGGACAATCGAGAGGAACTTTACCAACTCGGCCAATCTGGACGCCAGGCCATCCTCCGAGAGTTCAGCTTCGAGCGCCAAATGGTTCCAAGAATCAAGCTACTTGAGAGCTACCTCGATACATAGTCCATACAGCCAACTCCGCTCTATACAGAATCCGGCAACGGCGCCTGTATAGAGCGGTCTTTGCAATTTTTACCGTTCGCCCCGGCAGAGATAATCGGCGGATTGCAACACCATACGGCTACGACGAAAATCCCCTGATAGGCCAGCGCCTTGAGCAGGTAGGCAAACCCCTCTGCGAGCATCAAGCCGTACACGATTACCCCGACCACCAACGCCCACAGCAAATACGAACCGCGCACGCCAAAATGCCCGAAGAACGCCTGCATGTTCAACGTTGCCAGGTAGTAATTGGCGGTGTTGATCCGGGTTTGTGTCGCCCAGACAAACAGCAGTCCCCACAAGCTTCCTCAATCGCGCCTAGGTGATTTTGCGCAGCGTCGGCCAATGGCAATCCTTTCAAACCTGGTGCATCGCCTGTGGTTCGCCTTCCTTCAGCTTCTTTGCGAGGGAGGTTTGACGCGGCGCGCGAGGCTGCACGAGTAGAGAAAAAACGTTTGTAAGATCTTCGTGGCTGGGCCGGCGCTGACAAAAGCAGAAACAAGCGGCGACATCATGCAGGCCAAGTACCAGCTCAGGGACTTCCGCAGTAATGAGCGAGAATTAAATCTGGAAAGGATCGGCACAAAAATCAGCCCGACCAATTAGGTCGCGGAGCAGACTCAAAAATTGCGGAAAACAAATAATAAGGGCCTGCATGAGAAACCTCACGCAAGCCCTTGATATTCATGGTGCCCGAAGCCGGAATCGAACCGGCACGCCCTTACGAGCGGGGGATTTTAAGTCCCGAGTGGAAATCAATCAGGCCGCGCGTTGTGATAGGTTTTCTGGGCCGCAATCAAGCTCAAAAACCTGCCATACAGCCCAATGTTTCCGCATTCCGTAAAACGATTGCGGCCCGAATAAAAGCTCTCAAATCCGCGTAGAATTTCTTATCTTATCGGCTACTGTAAACTCGTAGTATGCCGATTCTGCATGATTCAGCGGTTTGCCCTCCTCCGGCGTTCTGCCGACAATGAATCCCCTGCTACTCTGGTTTCTTCACGGAGGAAACCAAAATGCCGAACTCAGATCTGCTCCCTTCCCTGCTCTTCAAGATCAACGAAAATCAGCTTGCCCTCGAAGCCGCCATCATGGAGCTGTCGAACTGGGTCGAACAACGCGGATCGGCCGACGTCGCCGAGAACGTCCGCGGCGCCCTCTGGGCAATCGACAAAAACGAAGAATTCATCAAAATGACCTTGGCTGTGTTGATGACTCCCGACTGACAGTTCGTCGCCTCCTCCTCGCCTACTCGCCGCGCCTCGATTACTGTACATGCATACAGCATTTGTACAGCGAACCCCGTTCCATGAATTTCGACCAAGCGAAAACCCTCCGGCTCCAGCGATGGCGTGCACATCTCGACGACCAGGACTTCCGCATGCAAAACCCCGAAGGCCACCGTGAAACGCTCTATGAGATGACGGCGGCGCTACTTGATGAGGGCTTGATCGATGAGCTTGAGCGATTCGACATGAACGAAATGGCAAACGCGGCGTACTGGCACGCCGTCGAGGAGCTGCAGAACTCAACCGGGCACTACCGCGGCGCCTCGACCTATGACGTCGTGCAGATCGACAACGGAAACCTGCTGGGCACTATCAGCCGCTCAATATTCAACTTCGCCAATGACGAGCCCCGTGGTGCTTCCTTCGCTTACGGCGGGAAGGTCTACTCCGACGCGGATGGTGTACGGCTGACCCTGGGGCTTTCCCGAAAGGTTGGGAAGATTTCAGGCTTGGTGCTGGAAATGAATGGGCGCCGGTATCAACTGGTCGAGACCGAACGAATGATCGCCGGCATCACCCACCACCCTCTCTCTGACGCTGACGCCTATCGAGCGCTTATAGATGCAGCGCAAGTCGCGCATGAAGAACGGGATCTGCGCGCTTTTGAAAAGGTGCGTCCTCACATTGAGTCGGCGGCCTTCTGCATGTGTCCTGCCTGCCTCGATCGCTTTGATGCGCGTGACGACTGCCAGACCTGCGCCGGAAATGGCTTTGTGACAAAGCCCGCAGCAGTGGGTCTTCGGTCAAAGATTGAAGATTGACGATGTGTGGAGTAGCTGGCGTTTTTGGTCTGGGGGTTTTAAAGGGCTTCAGGGGGCATTCCACCCCCTAATCCCCCCTCAAAAAAGCAGGATTGGTACAAAAAGTGGTACGGGAATTACTTCACTGCGGTGCTGTTCCACGCGCCAATTCTTATCAGAACTGCGGCGTCACCATCGTCATTCCACACTCCAGAGCTCAACCCCCAATACACTTTGTGCCAGACAACTCCATCATCACCCTTGACAGTTACGTCCGTACCATTTCGGGTATAAAGCACCACTCTATCCCCCTTCTTTACTTCCTTCGAGTTGAACCACTTAGAGTGTCTGTGCTTATTTGAGAGCCTGCCGCTCTCGGCGAACGTTGCGTCAGAAATCATGTAGTAGTGCAGATTGCAATCTTCTAATGCGGTTAACCTAACTCGCTCTTCTTTGTGATCGCCATGACCATGAACGGAATCGATTCTTAATTTCACTGCTGACTTCCTTTTTAGCTGTAAAGCACATAGAGGGCAGTCAATTTAATCCAGAGAATATCAATCTGCCAGCAAAGGTCGTTTCAGTTCGTTTTTTGCTCAAGCGCCCTGACGTAGTCCTGGCACGCCTGCAGCGCGATCAACCCCCGGTCACCGTTGTCGGTGATGGCGACAATTCTTTGAGCATGCGCCGGGTCAAGTCGGGCGCGTACGACTGCATGATCCACGCCGCCGGCGCCGGGGGCGGCAGGCACTGAACAGCCACCGGCTGAACCCGTGTCGAGGAGGACTGACAGCCGCAGATCAGAAGTGGCAAGGCGATCGCGCAGGCGATCTTGATTCTTTTGGGCATCAGTCATTTTCTCGAAGTGTGCTTGCTCGCTGGTCGCCAGCCTCTGCTCGAGCGCTCGGCGCTTATCCTGCTCGGCCTGCTGTGCTGTAGCGGCAGCTTGGGTGAGTTGATTGAAGTCTTCAGTGTGCAACCGGGATTGCTCGGCCAACTGTTTGCCGTAGCGCCAGTCCTGAAGCTGCCAGGCGCTGCCGAAGCCGGCGAGAACCAACACCAGCACGCCTAACGCTTTCCAAGGAACGACCATCACGGCACATCCTTGAAGAAGACGTGCCCGCCCAGCTTGAGCGTCTGCTTGGCCTTCGCCGACCATGCCGGCGCCTTGATGCTGGTGGCGTAGTAATGCGTGGCACCGCCGGTTGGATCCTGCACCTTTCCGTCGATTACCTGGTCAGCAACGATCCGGCACTGCGCCAGCTCACGAAACGGAATCTGCTTCACGCCGATCAGGAACTGATAGTTCGGGTCGGTCTTGTTCCAGCAACTGAACTGATAGGGCTTCTGGCAGACGCCGGCATAGCCCTCCCCCCACCACGAATTTGCCTTGCCGTCATTCACGCGGTTTTTGATCGTCCAGGCCACGGCAATCTGGCCGGCCGTCCCTTCGCCGCGAGCCTCACCCCACAGCGTGCGGGCGAGGACGTCGCGGTCTTTCTCGGTTGCAGTCATCAATTTCTCCAGGCAAAAAAATACCCGCTCGATGGCGGGCCGCGTAATGCAGGCTTGAATCAATTCATCAAACGGCGCCGAACTCCTCTGGCGCGGCGACGATTACCGGGGTAGGAGGCTCAGCCGGCCAAACCGGTGCGGCATACCAAGTCGGCTGCACAGTCACCTTGCCCAGCGCGAACTTGTACGTTTTCCACGCCTTCAGGTTGAGCACCAATGCAGCCTGTTCGGCTTCGTCATCTGCGGTTGCCTCGCCGATATCGATGCCGAAACCGATCGTATCGATTCGGTCTTGAATGCGGCCGATCTGAGCGACGGCCTTCGCGTTTTTTAAGGAAAGTTCTGCTTTGGCGAAGGCCAACTGCTCCGCCTGCGCGGCGGCGTTCTTCATGGCTTTGGTAATGAGTTTGGTCCAGTCGATACTCATGACTGCTCCTCGATGATCGCCTGATCGTTGATGACGGGCAGCGCCGGCGGAAAAGCAATTTCGCCATCTGGAACATTTTCCATTGGCAGAGGAAAAGCCTGCTCGGGACTGAAGTTTCGCGGGATCGGGAAAAGCAACGTCAGGATCAGCTCGCCATCTTGCTTTTCGACATCGGCCGGAAACCATGGGGAGTTGATCGCCTCGGCCGGCAATGTATCGCCACCCCCCATGGGGGAGAAATCGAACAGTTCTCCGTTGATGATCAATGAATCGCCCGATTTTGTGGCGACAATTTCCTGCTCGCTGCGTACTGGGGACAGATGAATTTTCATTAGAACCACCGACCGTAGGCTATGCGATGAAGCGTCAATGACAGCGAGGAAACTTGCACCTGGCTGAAGGGGTAAACAGCAGACCAGAGTGAGCTTGTGCTGACCCCGGTAGTTGCCGCCCACACTTGGCCGGTACTTGGCTCAAAGTACTGATTGGTGGCCGGAACACCGACGAATGCGGCTGGATAGACCTGCGACGGTGCCGGGGAACCATTGAACACCGCGCCAGCGACCGCAAGGATGCTGGTAGATGCGTAAACGGTCGACGAGCGACAGATCATCGTGCCGTCTGCGAACTTTGTGAATGTGCCGTTGGCTGTCGTACCCGTCTCAATAATCGAACCCGTTGCCACGCCTGAAGACTGGCTTACCGTGCCTACGATATCCGCGAGCGCCGCCTTTTTAAGGCCAAGGGCGGTGCGCGCATCCACCACCGTCGCGGCACCAGTTCCGCCCTGCGCGATCGATACGGTTTTGTTCGTTCCGGACAGGTCGGCTTTTGTTGCCTGGAGCTTGCCGAGCGCCAGAAGAATGCTGTCCGTCGAAGCAACCGCGCCTGGCGTTACCACATCGATCCCGCTCAGGGTGATCGCCCGAACACCTGAGGCGGTCATGTATTTGTTGGTAGCCCCCTCAGGAAGTCCGTCGGTGTTGGTCAGGTTAAGAGCGGCGCGAACCCCGGCAGTTGTTGGTGTTTGACCGAGAACAGCCAGCACGCCACCGAACTGGTTGACGAGAGCCCGAAGAGCGTCGGCCGAATCTTTGACGTAGCCCTGCATCGGTGCCAGTGCATATGCGCCGCTCGCATTGGCTGCGCCTTGGTAGATCGGCGCGATTGACAGAGCGGCATCGCTGGCAATATTGGTCACCTCGTACCAGCCGCCGTCCGGGCCACGGAAAGCATCGCCGACGCGGGCGTTAGCAATGAATGCCGTGCCCGTGCCGATCACAGCATTGGAATTTTGGACGACAGAAACCGTCCCGGACTTGTACCAGGGCATTGAGCATCTCCAGAAACGTTAGGGAATCAGGCCAGCAATTTGGCGCAGAGGAATGGGCGGTGGCCTTGGTCAGTCCAGGCAGTTGTAGCCAGGCTATACATCATGATTCGGCCGCCTGCGAAATCGACACCGAGGGCGCACCCTCCACCTGACGCGTCGTTGTGACAGTTCATTGCGAAGGGATTCAAAGAGATGTATTCGCCCACACCGAGAGCCTTCGCAATAGTCCATATATACCGACGACCCACGGTCAGTTGCTCCAACCCCAAATAAGTCCAGTTACCAGCGGCGAAGGTCACCACAACCGCCGGGGCGCCGCTGTCGTAAACCAATGTACCTCCTCCATCCCACAGCCGCATTCCGTATGCCGCGGTTCCCATAGAGGCCCAAGCCGCAACAAAATAAAGGCCGCTTAGGCTCCCGTCGACCACCGAGGCGCGCATTGAAAAACCGGTCCAGTTTCCAGGTCCACCCGTGAACCAAACAGCAATTGGAACCTGAATGGCGCCGGTCTGGTTTGGGCGAATGAAAACCATTGGTGGGTCAACGCTCGTCACTGCCCTGGCAAATGTTCCAGACGCGACAGTGCTTCCGGAATACGCCCCAGTGGTCAGTACACAGAGTCTCGGTGCCTCTGAGTCGATTTGAACAAACGAATTGTCGTTGATGCTCTGAAAGCCATATGTCATGTCCCGTACCTGATTGCATACCCCTTCGCGACAATCCTCGTCTGAAGCGTCGAGGCGCTGGCCGATGGGTTTTTCGGGCGCACCACTACTTGACCGACAGCGGTCGTGACGTAGGGGTATGATTTTATATTGCCGCTACCATCAGTCTCCGACGACTGCACATCCTGTGCCCTTGTCGGAATGATCATGAACACGCAGTTGGCCGGGTTGAAGCCCGGAATATTCAGCGTGTAACTGGGAACGGATCCACTGAAGTCAATCACACCCTGCCAGATCACTTGGTAGGTAAAGCTGTTGGTGTCCATTCCCAAATTGCCGTTCTCGTCCCAGACCCTCGCTCCATAAGTCATGCGTCGAGATCCCCTAGTTGCACGCGCTTCACACCGTTCTGATCGAACACTTTGATCGCACGATTAGTCATTGTTAAACGACCACCACCAGGCGCCGGCCCGTTAAATTCAAGATTCCCAAGCTTATCTAGCCGCCACCCCTGGACACCGGAAACAAAGTTGTCTGACTGAATAAAGGCGCCAATTTTTGCGTTGACGATTGACCCGTCTTTCACCAGCAGCGAATTAACGAATACTTGTCCACCCTCTACCGCGAAAGGGATCGTAAGCGCACCGCCAGCGATGCTGTTGACGATGGCAAAGCGATCGGCACTCACCAGGAACTGGCTTTGCAGTCCTGCTCCGGTGTTTTCAATCCCGAGCCCGATGCCGGCAGCGACGTACTGCCCATTTGCCGTGATCTGCATCTTCACCGACCACATAGTGGTCAGCTTCCCATTGGTATCGGCGAACGCTGTCGAGGTTTCCTGAATGGCGGCGGTGTTCTCTCCGACTTTCACGTTGACCTGAGTGATCGCCTGCGCAGTGGCTTCCTTGTCCGTTGCAACAGTCTTCCGCAAGTCAACGACGTTTGCTTCATTCTCGGCAACCGATGCCGTCAAGGTCTCGGTTTTTTGTGAAATCGCGAAATTCTCCGAGGACCTAACTTTCTCCTCGCCGGCGATTGCGGCTGTACTACCCCACTCTTTCAGCGCCCCATCAAGATCGCCCAGCCCATCATCATCACGCCAAGAGGCACGCAAAGCGTTGAACGCCGATGATGTTGCGGTTACTTCGCCGTCGAGCTCAGTAATCTCCGTGGTGTGTGTTGAAACTTGCTCTGCAAGACCGCTTGCTGTTTCAAGAAGATCACCTACGTCTTCCCAGTAGAGTGGATTTGGCGGTGGCGTGTTTACTGGAACCGGCTGCAAGGCCATATAAATCTGACCGCTTTCAACAATCATCTGCCCTTTCAGATACACCTGATCCGGCTCATATCCCTTTAGCCCGTCAAGCGCATCGATCTGATCCTGTAGGCCCGGTATTTTGTCAATTTCGTCGACTATGTCCTGGCCAAGCTCTGTACGACCCACCTTGCCTGCCATTGCGGCGAGGTAAGCAGAAACGTCATTCGAGGTCTGTGCCGGAACATAAAGGAAGGAGCTTTTACCGTATGCGTTCGAGGATCTGATGAAATAATAATAATTCGTCCAGAACCCGAGGCCCGTGTGGGTGAAGGTCAGACCTTGCCCCAGATATTCCGCATCAGCAGAGGTTGCCGTCGGCGATGTGCTGAAGAAGTATTCGTAGGTGCCGCCGTTCAGACCGTTTTGCGAGTTGCTCGGAATCAGCACGATGTTGTCGATCGAGGACTGCACCACGCAAGATTCTGGAATAGGCGGGCCATTGATGCTGACAGTGATGGTCGCCTCGCCCGAGCGCGCCATTGGTCCTACCGCAGCAACACTCATGGTGTAATTGCCGGAGGGCAAGCCGTTTATAGCGATCTCGGTTGAAGTGGCCGGAACGTTGTGCGACTGAATCGCGTTATAGCCCTGGCGAACAATGACGATGTATTCCTTCACGATCCCTGTAGGTGGCAGCCACGACAGCACTCCTTGCGTTACCTCGGCCGTAGTGTCCTGCGTCCATGTCAGCGCGCTCGGCGTGCCGAGACCGCCGGCCGGCAGATTGATGAAGCCGATCGGATTGTACGGCTGCCCAACAGCATCATCGAAGATTGCCGCCTCGTACTGTTTGACCTGGACATTGCAGCCTTCGCTATCGCCCATGGACCAGTCCGAAACGATGAACTCTCCCAGGATGTTAAGGGACGGCAGGTTGACCCGCACAACGCGGCCCGGCCGGCAGTTATAGCCAGCAAAGTTCATCGGAATGCTGATCGCGCCGCCCGCGCGGCGCCGGCGCAACTCCATGTTCGCCAAACGCTGCGCCTGATAGGGGTCGGTGACGTAGGAGTAAGTCAGCGTTTCTGCAGCCTCGCCGCCGTCCTCAACGATCCATTCGGCGACACTGACCTCGGGATAGTCCGTTTCTGTCCACGACTGCAACGGGTCAATGAACGTGCCACGGACGGTGTTGATTGCCGAGTCATTGGTGGGCTCAGTGCTGCCGGTGACTGTGCCGATCACCATGTCCTCAGTGATCTCGAAGTCATAAGGACCGTAGTAGGCGCCAGCCTGAAGCATCCAGCGACCACCAACACGGATCAGGTGACCACCACAGGCTGCTTCCAGCTTCTGGAGAACACCCGTGCGCTGCTCATCTGCGCCAATCACGCAGCCGCTGCGATAGCGCTGGCTGGTCGAGCCATCGGCATTGGTCAGGGCCTCGTCGCACACATTGGCAGCGCTGGCGAAGGTTTCGAACACGATCTCGTCGTCAGGCACTCCGCAACGTGCGCGCAGGAACCAGAGCAGGTGCAGAGCAGTATTGGCGCTGTAAACGGCGGTGCCGGTGCGCGGGTCGTAAACGTCGTTGCGGCCGCGCACCACGAAGCGGGTGTCCGGAATGCCCGAAGGGAATTTCTCTGCACTGTACTGCAGCGAAACCCGGACGAAGGACAGACCTCGGCCGATCTGGCTGTCTTTCCAGTCTGGGCAGTTGGCCTTCAGGAAGGCGTTTACCTGTGTCGGATTGACCACTAACTCATAAGTTGCCTGCGCGCCGTAGCTGCCAATTTCTTCCTCCCCCAGATAGATGTTTTCGAGCGCAGCAATTGGGCCTTCGGATAGCACGTAGACCAGGTGCAACCATTCACCCTCGCCCTGCGCGCCCGGTTGTTCCTGCGCCCAGACCAGCACGCCACCGGTTGAAACGCGACCGAGGATGAAGCGAACTGGAGCCTTCGATGAACGCACGGTCTGCGCCGAAGGCTCGTTGTCGCGCAATGACGATTTGGTGTTGAGCTTTTCCTGTTGCTCTGAAGCATAAAAAGCCAGCGCCGCTCCGGCGACTGCACCCCATGGGCCGCCCTGCGCAAAACCAACAACGGCACCAACGACAACCGAAGCAATTTTCCTTACGCCGCCGCTCATTCAACCCTCCACGCGGCCAATGGCTCGCATACAACGCGTGCTGCGCCGTCGTCGGTTGTTGCCCAATAATCGCCAGCCCAGAAAACAGCCATGCTTCGGCCGCCGGGCGCGTCATATAGCACCACGTCGCCGCGCTGGATGAACGTCAGCGGCACCCTTGCAAAATGGGCATCCCATGCAGCTTCAAGGCTTCCGTGCTGCTTTTTTAGCTGCCGCTTGGCGCCGGTTTCCGTGGTGTATTTGCCGCGGTAGTTCTCGGCCGGATCGACTCCACATATCGCTGCCGTACAGTCAGCCGCGAACAGGCAACAGTCAAATTCGCCCCATAAAAAAGGCCGCTCTTGGGCGGCCTTGATCGTGTCGTTCAGACGGGTTGTCCAGTCTCGGTAGCGCATGGCTAGCTTCCGTAGGTGAATGTCGGCGCGTCCTTTTTCGAGCCCCAGTAAATGGGCCACTCGGACATTTGCGCGATCGCGTAGAAGAAACGGTCGCCGTCGTGTCGGGCGCGGTGGTTCTCGTCGGTGAAGCGCTCGGTGCCGGTGCGGCTCCACTCGGCCATCCGGTCAACCACGGGCACAGTGATGCTGTTGCCGTCTTGGCCGTTGCCGGCGAACGAGAACTTGGCCGCGTCCATCCGCCCGGAAAACAGGATGTCCGCCGCGTAGTTGCCGGCCTCGTCAAACACCACGAACATGACCTTGGCTATCCGGCCCCGGCAGCCGCGAACGTTCGTTTCGGAGAGGATGTAAGAATCCAGGCCGCTGAGCGTCAGCTCGACCGACATTGGAGAGCCTGAGTTATCGCTTTCCTGCGATTGGCTGACCTGGCCGAAATTGCCCACTCCCTGATAAGTTATCCCGTTGACCACTAAATCACCGGTACCGGTGTGTGCGAAGACCATGCCGTCGACAAAGTCGAGCTGCACCGCGTACACCGGCATGAACTTGCCAGTGGCGATGATATTCACCACGCTCTGGCTGAAAGGAAATGCTGAGGGCATCAGAAGGCCTCCCTGAATTGGTAGCTGCCGTTCGAGATCACCGGCTTGATGGACATCGCCCATGTATCGGTGGTCATGCGCATTTCCGAGTAGGGGTTGAGGTACTCGACAGCGGTACCGGCCGTGAGCGTCTTGCGGATCCGTTTGTTGAGCAGCACGGTCACCCTTCCCTGCGCATTTGCTGATGCAGGATCGGTGACCTCGAACATCTCGCCGGCGATGGTGATGTAGTCGCCAGCTGAGAACACAACGGCATTCGCCGGCGCGCCGCCGATGACCATCGATCGCGCCTGCGCGTTTCCGGTTACCACGCTGAGAGCGCCGACGCTGTTGGTGCGCCGGCGGGTGAAGGCTGGCAGGTTGAAGGTGCCCATCATGCCGTCAAGCCTCCCGAGGAAAGATGACAGCTGTCGATCCTCCTCTCGGGTCAGCAATCCGAAGGTCAAGGTGCACTGCCAGTAAGCGCCCGGGTAGCCGACGATCTGCTGGGCGTTCGAGAGCGTCGAAGTGAACGCCCTGCTGTTGTTGACGATGCCCCACGTCATTTCTGACGGGCGCAGCGAAGCCGGCCACGTGAGAGCCATGCAGTACTCCTTAAATTGCTTAGCGCCGCGCGATCAGCTGGCGGATGGTTCCGTTCATTTTCAGGTCGCGCACGACCAACTCGTAGCCGCCCTTCGCCCCCTGCATGGCAGCCTCTTTCACCAGATTGACAGTGGCGTCATCCGGAGTGCCTTGGAAGCTGAAGCTTTGCTGGAAGACCGGAGCGGTGGACGACCCCGATGAGATCGGAACGACATTGGAGGTGGGCCCAGCAGCATTTGCGCCGACGTATCCGCCATCTGCGTACCCTTTGGCGTTCGCGTTCATGCGCTCGAGGAATTCCCGGGCGCCTGGCTGGCTAACCGCCTCCTTGCGAACTACGAACTCACCGCCGTGCACCACGCCCTTCGGCTCGAACTTGCCGCCGTCACCGGTATAGCCGCCGTCGGAGAAACCGAATTGCGAGCTGTAGCCGGCGGCTAACGCGCCGAGAGTAGACGAAGTGGCAGCAGCAGATCCGGCGGTTAAGCCGCTTCCCGCAGCAGATGCACCGGCACCGGCAAAGCCACTAAACAACGTGCCAAAAATCCCGACAGCAGCCTTGCGCACTTGGATGCGGATCAGATCTGCAATGATGCCGTCCGCCAGATCCTTGAACGACAGCTTCCCGGTCTTAACGAACTGGATGATGCCGTCTTCCATGTTGCTGAAGGCGTTGGTGAACAGGTTGCGGGTCTGGCCGGCAACGTCGCGGGCCTGCTCGGAATAGGTCTGAAACGCCGATGAAGCACCGAGCGACCAGTCAGATTGGGCCTCGTCCACGTCCGTGTAGTACTGCTGCTGCATTGCGAGGCGGGTTTGCAGCGCTGAGCGGAGGGCATCAGTCTCTTCGCTGTAAAGCTTTTCGCTGATGCGTCCCTCGTTGCGCTGCTGCTGCAGAGCATCCATCTGCGACTGGTACTGCTGCTCAATGCTGAGCTGTTCCTGCAAGCGCTGACGCTGCTGGTCGCCCATCCCCATGCCGGCGAGGTTGTTGTCCAAGCCCGTCTGTGCCTTTACCAATTGGCTGGCCAGATTGGTCTGGAATGCCGCGAGCTTCTGCGTCTCCTCCGTGGATATCTTCTTGAGCTGGTTTTCCTTCTCAAGCGCGGCGTTCTTTTTCAGCTGGGCGGTGATCAGCTCCTGGTTCGCAACCAGGGCCTTCTGGTCGGCCGTCAGGATCTGCTTACCCTTGATGTCGGCGAGCTCCTGCTCCCACTTCACCAGCGCCTGCCCGGCGGCGCCAAGCTTGTCTACCTCACCTTTCTGTACGCCGATCAGCGAGTTCTGCTGTTGCAGAACTGCATATTGCTGGCGGGCTTGGTCGAGCGCCTTCATGCCGGCGTCTTCGCGATATGCCTTTGGCTTCTTCTCTGCCGCATCCTTAAAGCTATCGCTTTCTCTGACGGCCTTCAGAGCTGCGGCTTCCTGTTCTGCGGTGATCGTATAGCCCGCAGCCCTGGCCGCGTTGATTCGTTTCAGCTCATCCTCAAGAGCCTTGTTCCTCTTTTGCTCCTTTGTGAAGTATTGCTCTTTATTTTTTTCGAAAGCCTCATATGCGGCCTGACCGTCGCGCTGAATTTGGGCGTTTCGTGCGGCAGCATCAGCTGCGTCCTGCTCGGCCTTCGACTTTTTGTTATAGGCATCCAGTTCAGCCTGAAGAGAGGCGATTCGCTCCCTTGCGTTACCGTCCTCATAACCAGTATCAAGAGTGGACTTCAGGTAATTTATTTTTTGCTGGATGGCTTGAACATCAGGACCGTCGTTCGACTCCCGCCCGATATTCAGAATGGCATCCCATCCGCTCTTGGCTGCACCAGCAAGATCATTCCACGCTCTTTCTAGAGAGCCGAGATTCGCCTTCATCGTTGCGGCGCGCTCGCCCAGCGCCCTCGCGTATGCTTCCTGAGCTATAGCCGCGGCCGCCTCCTTCTCACCCATTTGCTGAGCGGCACGGATTTGCTCGTACACCGAAGCAGTCAGAAAGTTGTACTTGTCGTTTAGCTCCGCTACCGCCTTCACAGGGTCGTCGGCAAGCCGGGCAAACTCTGCAACGGTCTCAGACACTGCTTTGCCGGTGGCTTTTTCGTACGCAATTGCGGAAGTTGCGATTTGCTCAAAGCTTGAGCTCGCGATCTTCCCGGTACCGGCAAGTTGAGCCAGCGCCGCAGCAGCGTCAGCCGTGGTGCCGACGGCTCCACTAACGCGCTTCGCCATCTCTGCCAGCGCGATCGTCGTGGTGCCGGCGGCATTGCCAGTGGTGACGATGGAGAGTCGATAGGCATCCTGCTCTTTCGAGCCTTGGTAATACGCCAGACCCAGCACACCAACCGCAGCTGCAGCCACAGTGAACGGGTTGACCAGGCCGAGGATGTAGCCGCCCAGCGCTTTCGCGGCAGGTCCAACACCGCCGAACATATCTTTGAGTTGGCCACCCTGTTGCAGGAAAACAGTGAGAGGCGCCTGCCCGCCTTGCAGCGAAACGGCGATATCGGTGAACTGCGCAGGAACGCCCCGCAGTGCGGCGGCTGTTGCTTTTGCTGTCATGCCGGTTTTGCCAAGGTCCGTGTTGAAGCGCCCAAGATCTGCTCGAGTGGTATTGATCTTCGCTTGATAATCTGAAAACGTATCGGCGTCGATCAAGCCAAGCTTTCGGTTTTTGGCCAGCTCCTTCTCTTGCTTGTCCAGCTCACCCAGCTTTCGGGTGACAGGGTCGATGCTCCCCAGCAGCTCTTCCAGTTGCTCCTTCTGCGTTTTGACCTTTTTGCCCGTGGCTTCCGAGGACTGACCAACGCTATCGATGCCGTCAGCCAGCCTGTCCATGACTGGCTTAGCCCGAAGCCCGGCACCTTCGAGCGCCTCAAGCGCCTTGCGTGTGTCAGCAGCCTTTTGCTCGGCGTCCCGGCTGTCGATCTCCAGAACCAGGCGGGATGTCTGAGCCATTGTTTTCTCCAGGCATAAAAAAAACCCGCCGTAGCGGGTTTTGTGAGCGATTGGTCTATCCGTTGGCATCCAGGCACTGACGAAACGCATCGTTCCTGAATTCATTGATTGCTTCAGTCTTGTTTCTGTCGACTATTGCTACCGGTCGCTCGTAGGCTTTGAGGATCATAGAGCGCGCAAATTTGCTGCCGTCGCCGATTTTATCGAGCGAATCCTCAAGTAACTGACCGTTCTGGCGCGCTGTCATAGCCTGCCCGGCCAGCGCAGAAATTTTCTTGCACGAACTGTCTTCAGCATGGGCTGAAAGCGCAATGCACAATGATGCTAGCGATGCCGCAATTAATCGTTTCATGCCGCCTCTCTACTTGTATTTATAGGGCTCTGGTGATGTCAACAATGGTTCAGCCTTGTCCCACATTCCGCGATATCCGCGAACTGAATAAGAGTATCCAGGCTTCAAATCGAGCAGCATTCCTCGCAGATCACCCCCGGCGCACGCAGCATTGTTTTTGATGCTCAGTTGGACTGGGCCGGGCTTGTGGTACAGCTTCACCGATTTCCCGCTGCTCGTTTCAGCTGCCAGTCTTTCGTTGAGAAAAACCTGCATACCTGCACCGAGGCAGCTCAGAGCGCCTGCGTCCTGAGTGAAAACAATGCGAGCATCACTGGCCGAATTTGACTTCCCAAAGGCAAAGATATCGTCTGCCGGGACCTGTGCGGCCTTCTCAGGCGAAACGCGAGTAGTTTCGCAACCCGCCAGAAGCAAGAACGCCAGCCCAAATGCTATTTGTCTTTTCAAAGACACCCCCTCCCTGTTTGAAAGAGGAATCTAGCACCAAGTCGAGGCCCTCAACAAAATCACGATTTCAAAAGCTGAGTAACCACAGTGACAACCGCAGCCTTGATTGTGTCGAGCGTCAGGCCAATCCCTTTTTCTTTCAGCAGCCCTTTTGTCTTATCCCAGACCGAAGGTGCTCTGATGCTGTCGAGCAGCTCGCGACCTTTCCACGTTAGCCCCAGCGCGAAAAACTGGGGAGGGCCACTCAGAAATCCAGGGTCGTTACCTTCGATCAAGCCACCCTCTTCCATCATTTTCATGTGTAGAGCTACCCAGTCCGCTGGGAATGGCGGCATTTCCTCAGCCTTCCTGTGCTCACCGTTTGCCTCTTCGAGATCCAAAAGGATCATCCGGATCAAATCCCAATTACGCTGCATGTCTTCCGCTCCATGGCTATGAATTTTCATTCTAACCATCGTCGCCGGCCAAGCACACAGCATCCAGCGCAAACATCACATCATCGATCTCATCGCGCGGCAGCGGCGAAGGGTGCGACTCCAGCCAGTCGGAGATCTCCCGCGCCGACAGTGGGAGCGGGAACGCACCGGCCATGCCGGCGATGTACCGGCGGCCGCGAGAGACGTTCCGGTACAGATTGAGCAGGTAGGCGGTGAGCGGGTCATTCTCGGGCTCGCCAGGGATCGCCATCTTCAGCCGCGAGTAGACCGCCCGGCGCTTCTCGCTTTCCCCGCCCCACTCTTGCTCCCACTCGAAGCGGCAGACGGCTTTCCCACCGACTCAGCTCGCTCTTCGGCGGCATCGTTGGCAGCCAGCGCGCCTTCGCGCAGCACGAAGATGAAGAACTCGATGTTGTTTTCGAGCAGCTCGGCGGCCACTGGAGGGCTGTATTTGATCGGGTTGCCCTCGGCGTCCAGTACGCCTTCCCAGTCCTTCACGATGAAGTGGCTGAGCAGCATTGCGTGGTTCTGATGCTCGGTCATTTCGCCGGCAACCACGCCCACCTGGCCCTCTTCAAAGCGAGCGTCGTTGCGATGGATCCGGCGGCGCATGCGCTCAAGAGCGACTTGGTATTCAGGGTTGTCGATGCTGGCGAGCAGAATTTTGGTGTCGTCGTCGAACTTCGCCCAGCGCTCACCGGCGATCGCCGGCTTCTTCTTGCCCAGTTGCAGAGCCATTTCAATTCCTCAACGCCACGCCAATAAAAGGAATCCCCCGGCCGGCGTTTGAACCGAGGGAGCCAAAGGGTTTACGGGGTTGGATCAGCCGCTTCGCGGGTGATGGTCGGGCTGAGCTTGGCGACGGTGTAGTTCAGCGTGACCTCGATCAGGTCGCGCTTACCTCCGTTCGGAAGCTCGCCGTCCACTTCCACGGCTGGGAAGTTGAACGTGTACTTATTGCCCAGCGAGTCGGTGATCGGGAAGACAACTGCGATCGGCGTACGGGTGAAGGTGTTCTTCCAGATTTCCCACGCGCGCTTCGACCAGGCCAGCGTGATGCTGCCGGTCACCGCCGCCTCGGTGGCGATGTGCGCGCCCGGCCCCAGACGATCGGAGCCAAGGCAGCGCTGAGTTTGCAGGCTGTTGTCGAGGTTCACGGTCATGGCCGAGACACAGGCAACGCCTTCCAGCGACTGGCCGTTCACCAAGATCGTGCCGACGTTGTTGTTCGACAGGAACGGCGTGGTGGTCGGCGCATTCGGCGAAACGACAATCGGCGTGTCGCCATCGGTGTAGTCCAGGCACGCCATGTTGAACGTGGCGGTCACCTTCCCTTCCGATGGGATATCGAGCGCGAAGGTCGAGACGTGCGCGCCCTTGAACACGCCATACACGCCGACGTCGTTGTAGCCCTTGGCGATGCTGAAGGTGTGGCGGGTATCGCCCACGCGCAGGACGTCAGCCGTCCAGACGCCGTAGAAGGCAGCTTCGAGCATCTGGTCGAAAGAGCCGAACGAGAACTCGGCCGTCAGATCGCCGCCGATATCGATGCTGGTGGCCACCGAGCCTTGGCTCAGCCGGGTGTCGGTGATTTCATCGCTGACTTCGGTGTTGACGGTCGGGGTCAACGCGTTGCCGGTGAGGCGCAGCGTGTCCCAGGTGCCGACGGGGGTAACGCCGGGCGTCACCTCCGCAATGATGTGGCTTACAACTTTTGCGCCAGAGCTCATTGGAGCCTCCTATTCGCGGGCATAAAAAAACCCGCAGGCGCGGGCGATCTGAAGTGGTAAATCTTCGAGGCGTTGAGATAATCAACGCCACTTCACTAAGGGCTTCATCGGCAATGGAATGGACATTTGTGCTTCATGCAATCGGTAGTCATCTCCCAAGCGCGGAGGCAATTGCAGCATTCGCCGGCGCAGGATCAGCTATCGCAGCAGTCTGGACGATAAAAAGGACAGCGAGCGCTAGAGAGAATGAGCGTTTGCTAGCTTATGCGGTACTTACCCTTGAGCGCTCCTTTGCTGCGCTAAGTGGGCAGAGCCGCCCTGGCTCTCCCCCTCCTTCCGACAGACTTGGCTGGCTGACGGCGGCTAGGCTGGTCGAGGAATACAAATCTGCGAAGGAACGCATGAAAGATCCGCTAATTCTGCAAGAGTGTAAAAGCCACGAAGCGCACTGGAGAAATCAGTTTAGGAATAAGCTCGAACTGATCTCGGAAGGGCCGATGGACTATTACACAAGGGCAGGCTTTGGCAAGGAGGTTCAACAGACCTCAGCCATCATCGTTCACAACTTCGCAGATTGGCCGGCAGACAAAGAGGATGAGCTCGACAAGTATTTGAATCATGCTGACGCGATAAAGAAACTAGGCGTATCGAACAAATGGTTCGTCCTACGCCACTACTGCAGATTGCTTTAACCGGCGCGGAACCTGATATTGACGTTGACCTGATAGAAGCCTTCGAACTCGCCAGCCACCACTTGACTGGCTTCCATGCACTCAAGGTCGCCGGACATCCAGTAGGCGAAGTGCGCTTCAAGCGCGTCGGCCAGTTCGTTGATGGCTTTGGTGCCAGTGCGCTCGCGCGCGAAGCACTGAATGCTGATCTGACCGGGCTTGCGTGTATGGGGTCGGTCGGCCATGCCAGCCATGAAGGCCGAGGCGTATTGAATATTCAGCCGGCACCAGAGACCGGTCGCCGGGGGCGTAAACACTTCCGGCTGGTTCGGGTAATCGATCCGCGCCTGGTCAATGCCAGTGAAGGCGACCATGCGTGCGGTGATGAGCGCCCTGATCTGCTCGAAGGTCATTTGTAGGCCTCGGATACGCCGATGAACGCGAGGTCATAAACCCCGCCGGGCGCCTGCGTGGAATGCCCCAGTTCCAGCATCTCGCCGTAGGGGCTGTTCGTTTGGATGTAGATGACGGGAAACTGGCCTGATGCCTTGATGAGCATGCTGCCCTTGCTGATCGTCTCCCGGCCGGACGGGTCGATGTTGTCGGTCACGGTCATGTCGGGCGCGCCGATCGATACCAAGTGACTACCTCGGAACGTGCCGCCGATATAGCCCTTCCCCACTGCCTGCGCTTTGACGAAGTAGTTCTCTTCGCGCTCGCGCTTGGTCAGCTTCTTGAAGGCCCGGCCACCGGTGCGCGCCGTGTTACGTGCGTCGACGTTCGCATCATAAGCATCTGCCAGCGCCACGTTCTTCGTGCGCAGCGCCACGTTGCCCTGCCACAGGTCAGGGTTCCCGACCGGGGAGCGATTCACCACCTCCGTGAGCATGGCGGTCGCGATGACGCGCGCCATCTGAGTGATGTCCTCGCCAGCCTGATCGGCGAAGTCCGTGAGGCTATGGCTCCAGCCCGCCTTGTTCGTCATCAGACCTTCCTCAGCTGGATCTCGTAATGGGCGCCTGCCGGGTCGGCCTGGACGTTAACCACGTCGAAATCGTTGATCTTGTGGCCGATGTCCGGCACCCCGCCGATGGTTTCGTTGGTCAGCGCGATCAGCAGTTGGTCGGTGGCGCGGATGTTCACACCATCAACTTGGGCGATCTTGAAGGCGTCGAACACACCTCGGCCGGTGTAAGCAATGACAACAGGGTCGCCCGCCACCTCGGTGACCGGATCCCACGTTCCCGGCAGTGTCACGCCGCCACTGAATGGCTTCACGGCGTCCGCCAGATCAGTGTCGAAGGCCTCGGCCAGATCCGCCTGGATCTCTTCACGCAGGCCCATGGGTCACCTGTAAACATTGAAGCTGAAGCCGCTGACACGCCATGGCGCGAGCAGCCCCAGCGCGAGCTGGACGCCATCGGGCAGCGCGGTGGATTTGCTGGTGTCGATCGAGGCGAACGTCTTGCTGGTGGTCACCGACCCGGCCTTCACAGTCTTGGCCTCGAGCGATCCCTCGGTCTGTTGCTGGTACAGCTTGCCTTCAGAGGCGACAACCGCCAGCTCGGCGCCAGCCTGCTTCACCTCATCGGGAATCGCGGTCATGTCGATGCCGACCAGGTTCAGCGAGGTCATGTAGGCATTCGCCTGCAACACGGCTCGGGCTTTCTTGTCATCTGGCGCCCATGAAGGCCCGAGCTCGGCGTCAACGTCCGCCACGGTGATGTAGGTAGCCATCAGGCCTCCGCTTGAATGAGTGGGGCCGAAGCCCCGGGTATTACTGGTGGGCCTTCAGCAGAGCGAGCAGCTCAGGCTTCGAGTCGTTGACCTTGTAGCCAACACCCTTGGCGTCGAGCTGTTCCTTGATCTGCACGACGGTAAGATCATCGAGAGCTGAGCCGTTGCTCTGCGGTGCAGGAGTCAGCCGCACGACTTCTGCGCGGAGCGATTCAACTTCACCCAGCAGTTCATCGCGCTTGCTCTTCAGTGAAGCGATGCCTTCGTGAATAGAGGTCAATGCATCGAACAGCCGAATCGGCAGTTCGCCGGCGCCAGGATGTTCCAGTGGAGCGAGACCCTCGGCCGCTTCGATCAACAGCACGACGCTGTCGCGCTCTGCATTCAACTTGTCGATCAGCTCCTGCAACGCTGCGCCATCAACACCTCCTTGGCCGTCGATCACCAGGACCGGCACCGGAGCTGCCTGTCGCAGTGTCACTTCAGGCACATCAACAGCTTCACCCTCGCGGTCTTCGGTGACGTTCGCGTCGACGATGCGCAAACCGTATTCCTTAGCCAGCTCTTTCACGTTTTCCCGATACTGGTGGAACGGGCCGGGCAGATACCAGATTTTGTTGCTCATGATCATGTCCTCGCGGAACCGGGCACGCAGCCCGGCTCAGCAGTCAGGGTTACTTGGAGGCGTCACCGATCAGAGCCACACCGGCGGTGTGCTTGATGCTGGTGGCGGTCTTGTCCCAGTTGGTGCCGGTCGCCAGTTCGGCGTCGGTCGGAGACTTGCCGCCGGCGGTGGTGTCCCAGGTGTAACCCTTGAGGCCCAGGCCAAAGGTGTAATCGGTTTGGAGCGTAGTTTCGATGCGCTCTTTGCCGTTGGTGGTCTGAACGTTGCTGATGATGTCGCGGCCGTCGTGCACCATCGCTGCGCCCTGAACCAGGGACAGAACGATTTCCTTGTTCGGCGTACCGGTCTGCATCAGCGCCGGCGCGTCAGTGACCACCGAGATCTTGCCGAGGATGTCCACTACGCGGACGTTGCCCGCTTGGAACAGCTGCTCGCTGTTGGTGAGCGCCTGACCGACCAACTTGTGGTAGGTGGTGCCCTGCATGATCTGGGTGACCAGCGACTGGCTCGCATCGCCGAACTTCGCGTGAGCGTTGTTCAGTGCAGCCTGGCTGATGCCGGCAGTTGCAGACACGTCGTTCACGGCTGCCGCCTGAGCGGTGATTGCGGCGACCAGTGCAGCGATTGCGGTGTTCAACTGATCCTTCAGCAGGATCTCGGCGAACGCACGCGATGCCACTTCGATGCCCTGCGCGGTTGGGCGCTCCAGCCAGGTCATCTGCGAAGGCTCGTACCGGATCGGGCCGAAGCCGCCAGCCACTTTTACCGAGGAGTTTTTCAGCTCGGTCAGGTCGGTGATCGGTGCGGCGCCGTTGGCGGCATAGCGATCGACGCGGCGCTGGGCGGCAGCCAGGGTCTGGAAGAACGACTCCTGGAGGAAGTCGCCAGTGAAACCGTCAGGCGACAGCAGGATGGCGCCACGGCTGGCTGCGTTGAACGCGACCAGCATCTGATCCAGCGTCTCGATGGTCGCCGGCATTACGTATTCGTTGAAGACCTGCATTTGCGACAGGGACATGAGTGATTTTCCTTATTTCTGAGGGAGGTCTGGGAACCGGCTCGCGATTGCGGCCTGTCGTTCCTCTTTGGTGCCGCCGATGTTTCCTTTTGCGGCCCCGCCGCCTTTCCCAGCACCGCCGGCCCCGCCGCCCGATGCCTTGCTGCCAGCGATCAGCGGACCAAAGGCCGGATCGTTAGTGAATTCTGCTTTCAGCTCGTCCAGCGTTGCCGCCGAGAGCTTGCCGGCCGCGTCCAGCACGACGACGGTTGGTTTGCCGTCGCGTTGCTCAACGCTGAGTCGGCGTTCGATGTGGGGAAGCAATGCCTTGGAGCTGCCCGGAATGGCCAGAGTGGTCGCGATCTCGGTAGCAGTACGACCCACGGTCAGATCCCGGATCTGGCCTTGCAGGGTGGCGTTCGTGCTTTCAAGTTGGCTGCTCAGCTCAGCTTCGCGGCGCGCGTACTTCTCGGACCAGGACTTTTCGAGCTCTTCGACATTTCCGGACTTGCGTAGCGCCTCTTCACGATCCAGGCGTGCCTGGTCCTCGGCGGCTTTACGTTTTTCGGCCTCTGCCTTCTTCTCGTCCAGCAGCTCTTGGACTTTGGATTTCAGGCCGGAAACATCTTCCGGCTGTGGCAGCCCTTCGATGCCAAGGACGAACTTGCCGTCTTTCTCGACGTACAGGGCCTGGATGGATTCGTCGACGCCTTCGAGGCTGTCCAGTTGGAATTTCAAGGTCATTGCTGTCTCCCAGAGACGTAGTGCAGGCCCTGCCTGCGGGCATAAAAAAACCGCCTCGAGGGCGGCTTTGATTAATCTTTTCAGTTAGCTTGGGAAGTCGACTTCTATACAACGCACACGATTAGCAATGATCGCTCTCGCTTTCACCTCGCTTTTGTGATCGCCTTCAACTACGCCAACGTTATCAACGGTGTAGTGGAACATCCCGTCATCTGTCTCCAGTGGCTCTAGGTCAAATTTCGAAAGGAGTCGTTTGTGATCCTCTGGCGTATAGATATGCACACCATGCGAACGCTGATCACGCTCACCGTTCTTCCCCTTTTTCACCACGACCATCTCGCCGGTTAGGTACCCAAACTGAGTTGTCCCGACTGGAATGATTTCCTTTTCTCCAGCATAAACCGCTAGAGCCCATATCAGCCCCCAACCCTCAAGATCATTGAGGTTCTTTTTAGTCATTCCTTTGCTCGACATTAGATCGCACCCATCTGGACAGTGCTCTCGACACTACATACTCGCTGCGGCAAAAGCCATCGGCTCTCGCTCTCGCAACTCCCTGAGGGTCAGCGTCTTGCCGTTGTCGTCGATGAACTTATCCAGAGTTAGCTCACCTTTGCTAAAGAGCGCATACCGGTTCGGCCCGAGAATATCGCGCTGAAAGGCCGCTGGCTGACGAGCCAGCCATTCCTGATAGCTCGTCTTGCTCGACACAAGCGCCACCCCGTCAGGGCCGATTGAGGGCCGCGTCGAGCCTTTGATTTCGCGGGCAAACTCGTCCTTCAGCACCGGAATCAGCGTGGTGCGGCAGCCCCAGTGATACGGAGGCTTCGGTCCATCTAGCGGGATCACCGTCTGGTCGACGCTCATGCAGAAGAGCGTGGTCTTCGAGTCCAAGGTCGCCACCCTGCGCATTCCTGCGAGGATGTCGTCGTTCGCCTTTAGCGTTTCCACTCGCGCTGTGCTGGCGATGTGGTTGGTCATGGTCCGAACCAATGCGCCGGCCTGGTCCTGCTGCAACTGGTGAATACCAGTCAGGCGTCGGCTGATCTGCTGGCTGGTCTCGCCCAGGCTGGAACCGATCTGGATCTCGCCAATGATCTCGGCGGCCTTCTTGGTTCCGAACTGGTCGAGTGCGCCGCTGATGCTGATGCGCTGAATGCCCTTGCGCGCTTCGAGCTGCAGCGGATCAGCCAGAGCTGCGGCGGAGATAATCTCGGCTGATGGCGCATTGAGCTGAACCACCGCACGGACAACCTTGCCCAGCATCGTCGCGTTGAACTGGGCCTCGTAGGTGGCGAACTCGCCGAGGTCTAGCTGAGCGCGCCCTTTAAGATCGTCGTAGATGCCCCGCAAGTCGCCCTGAAGCGTTTCGATCTGAGTGTTGTACCGACGCGTACCGTAAGCGCTCAGGCCGTCCGACACGCGCTGCTTTGCCGTCTTGATGGCTTTGCTGATGAACGACGCGACGCGCTTCAGGTTTCCGCCAGCGTATCGCTGGACGTAAATCTGGTGACGCGTGGCGGCGTCCTCAAGAAAGCCTTCATTGCTCATCGTTTCCGCCTACAGGTGGCGCGCTGGCCAGCTCTTCGTCGATTTTCTCGTCAGTGCGATCCGCTTCAAGCAGACCGCCCTGACGCAGGTTCACCCGGACATCCGACTTCGCAATGAAGCCCTGCTGCCACAGCTGCACCTGGGCGAGGATGTCTTGCGCGGTCATCGTCTCGTCGAAGAACGACTGATTGAGCCAGAACACCGTGCCTTTCTCGTCCGGCGCATCCATCATGAAGCGCTCGGCGTCGAGGATGGCTCGCTTCAGGGCCTCGGATACGTTGCCAGCAATGGTGCCCAGCACACTGTTGTCTGAGCTGTACCGGATTCGAACTGCCTCTGCCGTCTCGGCGCCGCTGCCCTTCTGGACGACACGGGCGCCGATCATCAGCATCTGCTCTTCCTTGTCCTTCATCAGGGTTCGGGCGAGCTGGGTTTCGGTGGCCTGCAGCATGACTGCGGATCCGGACTTCCCGAGGTTGTGGCCCCGGCGCGAGCCAATGTGCATACCGTTCGGGTTTAGCTTCGCGAACTCGTCGGCTTCGATGCTGGTGGTGATGAACAGCGTCGGCTGGCTACTGATGAAGCCACTCTCCTCCACCGTGGCGCTGTTGCCGTAGTGCAGGATGTTGACGTCGGCCAGGTCTTCCAGAGGCGACTTGTCGATACTGGCGTCGTTGTTCTGGGCGCCGTAGAAGCTGAACGGGATGTGATCGAAGGGCTGGCCAGCCTTGTCAGTAGGCTGCGCCTCCTCGACGCTTGCTTCGCCTTCCTTGTAGACCCGCTGTACGTATTTCCCATCGACCAGCAGCAGGACTCGGTTCTGTGTGCATGTCTCGCGGGACAGATCGGTAGCGTTGAACTCAGAAACGCATTCCCGCAGGTTCACGTACACCAGGCGTTTCACGCCATCGATCACCTGCTCATCCCAGTCGATAATCGACAGGGCGTCGTAGTGATGGATCAGGGCGCGCTTGGTAGCAAGATCAGCCATCGAGCTGACGCCGCTTTCAGTGGCCACGGTCGGGAAGTCGACCAGAAAGCCGCCTCGCCCGCTGTCCAGGCACTCGCCAACCGACTCCTTCGACAACTGCTCAAGGCTGGTGCCGTCGCCGCTGGAGTTCTCATTTAGATAATCAACCGCGGTCGGCAGCGATAGTTCGGCAGTCTTGCGAAACACCGCACCCATCAAGCCCGTGCGAGTGCGCCCGGTGATGTTGAGGAACATCGCCCGCTTCTTGTACTGCTTGTACCGAGCCAGATTCTCCGGTGATTTGTTTTCCGGATCTGGCATCGGCAGGTATTCGTCGTGCTTGCGCACCTCTCGCGCACCGGCTACGCAGCGTTTCACCAACTGCCAGCCAGGCAGGGCTTGTGCGTACTCTGCCCGGGGAGTGCTGAAATTCGCCATGGATGGCCTCAGAAGCTGAATGTGACAGGAATGTGAGTGACGGGCCTGATGATTGGGTAGTCGTGGTGAATGAAGTAGCCGCCTGCGTCGTTCGCGTGGTCGACGCCTGACTTCTTGTCTGGCTCGCCATTCGGCGCCCATACCTGTTGTTCCAGGCCGTCCGCATATGTTGGGCAGCGCAGCGGGTTGACCAGGTACCGACGTTCACCATTGGCGTTGCAGAACATCGCGTTCATGGCGTTGATGCGGTCTTTCACCGGCGGGTTTGCATCTGGCGCGATGACGCTGAATCCCGCTTGGCGCAGGATGGCAATGTCCGTTTCGCTGGCATTCACCGACTTGCGAGATCCACCCGAAGCGTCCGGATAGATACGGATCTCGCAGGTTTTCTCGTAGTCCTTGCCGTTGTAGCGCCAGTAGCGCTCCTTGATACGGCGAATCATGTCGGGCGTGTCGAAGCCATCGATCAGCTCGTCGACCGCCCGAGGCTTGTCGTCTGCGCGCTTGACGTGCGTGATCGCCGCCATCTTGCCGACGTTGAAGTCCATGCCGATGAACAGCGGCTCGCCGGGCTCTACCGCGTCGAAGCAGCTATTCAGCTTCCGGTCGTATGCGTGATAGATGGAGCCGGCGTTCAAGTTCACGAACTGACCGTTGAGGTAGGCCAGGATCAACTGCGGTGGGTACGACTCCATCAGCGAGGAGATGTAGTCGGGCGGCAGGTTCAACTCATTGTCAAACGTGCTGGCCTGCACCAAGCCGTACATGCCTTTCAGCGAAGGCTTCTCGCGAATTTGTTTCACGAACTGCTGGAAAACGAACTTGAACCCCTCAGGGGTTGTGGTCACGTCGACGCCGTTCTTCAGCCCTGGCACGTTGTACCGCATACGGGCAATGATCTTGCGCCAAGCATGCTCCGCCTTCAGTGACGGCAGAACATCCAGCTCATCCACCAGCGCGTGACCGATCTTGAAACCGACGATGGTCTGCGGCTTCTCCATCGAGCGGCAGATCGTCGTGCTGCGATACTGTCGGCCACTGTAGAAGTCGACCTCTTTGTCGCTCTCTTTTGTTTTTACCTTCAGGCCCCAGTCGTAAGCCACTTCCTCAATGGTCGGAAAGAAGATGTCGCGGATCTGCGGGTAAGTCGGCGCGAAGTAGCCAGAGTTGATGCCAGGCCATTCCCACACATGCTTGCACAGCGCCGCGCAGCCGACCCAAGTCTTGCCCGAGCCGAACCCGGCAACAAAGCCACGGAATTTATGCGGAAGCTGGAGGAAGTCAGCCTGCGGAACATTCAGGCTCGGCATCCGGCTTCCTCGCATTGATCACTTGAACCTGCACCGAGGTCGGCACCGAGGGTTCGTCTTCGGTGTCAGTCTTCTTCTGCCGGTTGACGTAGACGTCGCCGACTTCCTTGGCCGCCTGCTCGAGGATCTGCATTGCGAGGCCGATGTTCTTCATCGTCTCGGCCCGCTCGACGAACCGGTTCATGGCGCGCAGTCGGAACGCTCGGTTGGCGATCGGGATCTCTGCCGTCTCCTCGCGGAAGCGCTGGCGGGTGTCGCTGAATAGGGTTTGCCACTTCACCGCCAGCCCCTTGCTGCATGCCTTGGTCGGGTCGTGGCTTTCTACTTGTTGGCGTGTCAGAACCACACCGAATTCGTTCTTGACGGCCTCGGCCACCTGAGACGGTGTGTCAAAGCATGCCAAAGCCTGAACGATGAAGCTCTTCACCTCATTTTTCAGGGCTGCCATAAATTATTTATCCGTCTAGGGCCTGTCTAGAATCAGGCCGACTTGAGCAGACAGGTTCCGCAGGCCCTCGCAATATTCATTTTCCCTACCTCAGCAGGATTGTTTGCAGCGTCCACCAGCTCTTGCACTTGAGGGCTCGCCCCATAGCGACGCACCACACCGACGAACTCTTCTACGTCGTGTCCGCGCATCTCAAGCTTGGGCAATCCTTCTTGGGTGAACTTGGGTGCGCCGTACTGATCGGTCGCTTGAGCGATGTGATACAGCTCATGTTCGACCAGTGCGCAGAAGTCAGCGTCAGAGCATTGGGCGCAGTAATCGGCAGCCAGGGTGATGATGTAGGCCGGCACGTCGCCGAACCAATCCAGCATCTGCTGTTCCATCCGGGCCTTCTGCCAGTCACCGGCGCGGAACGCCACCTGCTCGGCCTGTCCGACCACAGTGCGCCCTTTCTTCGTGAAGGCAGCAGACGCCCACATAACTCTCACGTCCGCATCGATCAGATGGGCGTGGTCTTCGTTGTGGATGCTTCCGGTGTCAGCGAGGATCTCGGCTTGAAGCCACTCCCACACCTCAGGAGCAGGGATCAGGCGGATACCGAAGCCGGACAGCTCAGACAGGTCGAGCAGCGACTCCGGCGGCATTGGCCTGTTCATGGCTCACCTTGCACTTGTAATGATGGCTGGATGCCGGTATTGGTGGGATTCAACTCACAGCAAGGAAAGCAACATGTCCGAAAACTTCAAAAATCTGCGCAGGCATTCCGGGATGAGCGAGGGCTCTGCCGAGGCAAAACGTGAGGCTGCAGTAGCAGCTGCACTTACCCTGATCCAGTCCAAGGTCTCGAATTCTCCCACCAATGGAGCCGCGCTCGATTATGAGATGAGCAGCCTGAGCAAGTATGCCGACCAGATCCAAGAGGCGTTGAAAGTGAAGTGATTCATCCGTGCCGCACCAACCTGCGGCACACCGGTGTCGCGACACAATTTGCACTCTCGCGAAACGTGTCGCGACCTACTTGCTCTGACTGCGCTTGATCTGCGCGTCCACCTGGTCTGCGCAGGTGTCGAGCAGGTTGATGGCTTGGTTCTTCAGCTCCCACAGCTGGCCGTTGTCCGCGAGGTCTTCATCAGCTACTCGCTCGCAAGGCACCAGCTCAGGGGGCTCGACTCTTACCGCCGCTGTCTTTGTTACCACTGCCGGCTTTCCCGCGCAGGCCGTCAGGCAGAGGCTGAGCAGCCCAATCACGAACAGGCTTGCTGTTGCGTTTGAGTTCTTCAAAGTTCTTCTCCGCCTTTCTGGCTTTGGCCTGACTGGCCTGTAACCGTTTGTTCAGGTCTTTCTGGTAGTCGGCGTTGCGCTGGGCTTCGGCGCGCAGCGTGGTGATCGTGGCCTGGCTTTCGAGGTTGGCGGCGAGAGCGTCATCCTTGCTCTTGGTCTCGATCTTCATCTCGCCGCGCAGAGCGATTACCCGGTACTGCTGAATCCCGACGAGCAGGACGGCGACCAGGGCGATGATGATTGCTGCAGCGAAGGCCTTCATGCGGCATCCGCCTTGCGACCGAGGAATCGGGTCACCAGTTCGCGTATGGCTGTCACGCCAAGGAAGCCGATCGTGCCACCGGCAGCGATCGAGAGGCTTGAAGGCCAGGCCATCCACTCAATAACGCTGGACGCGACCAGGCTCAGCGATCCGCAGATGAGCGCCTCGAAAATAATCCGGCGCAGGCTGGTTTCTTTTCCGTCGTAGATGACGCGAAGCAAGCAAACGGTGATGGCCATGATGACGCCCGCCATAAGCGGATTGCTCAACGCCAGCCAGAGCTTGGCCCATGTGTCTGGCTTGTCAGGCATGTTTGGCATCCGGGTTGCCTCCCCCTTGGGGAGATTGATAAGTCCGGCGTCCGCTGCACTCCCAGCTCGGAGCAATGGGTGTGGGGAGCCGAAAACGAAAGGCCTCAATCGCGGGCCGAAATTATTGAGCGTTTACTGGGTTGAGCGCAGCCAAGAGCAGCGCCTGCCCTTTGTGCAATTCAACATGCGCGAGGCTGGTCAGCTTTGAATCCGCGAACGAGTGCCGCTTCAGCAAGTCTTCCATTTCTTCGAGAGCAGCCTTCAGGCCTAGCGCCTTCTTGAGCACCTTCTCATCGTGTTCGCCGCGAGCCTTCAGGACTGCGTCGCGAACATGTTCGAACGGCAGGCCTTCGCCAGATGGACTGGCTTTTTTGCACATGAATTCGGATGGCGTGTACACAGCTCCGAACACATGTCCGTCACGGTAGTAGAACGGGCTTTCGTAGCCGATCACGAACAGCGAAAACTTTTCATGCTGGTCGGTGTTCATCAGTTGCCCAGTAACCATGGAGAACTCGTAGCCCGGTAAGTCGGAAAGCCGAGCCAGAGCTGATTTCAGTCGATCGACATCGCCACCGACCACTGCGTCAACTACACACCGAACCGCCTGCTTCTCTGCCTCGGACATTTTCCTGCTCCTCAAACGAAAAAGCCCCTGCGAATGCAGAGGCCCTGAATAGGTGCGCTCGTCTTTCCGAGCTGTCGGCCAAAAGCTTTCTCAACGTCGACGCCCCTTTGCATCGATCTCGCTGATCCAGTCTCGCGCCACTCTGCAAGCATGTGAGGTCAGAGTGCTGGGCTGCCGGTGTTGTTTCCGTACGTCGCACTGTCCGGCTATCGACGTCCAGGCCTTCCAGAAGGCTGCCCTGGCTACAGGTAAATTCAAGGCAATAAAAAACCCGGCACTTGGCCGGGTATCTTCGACTTGACTGTCTCAATCTGGTTTTTCTTCATAATCTTCAAGATCGAACCAGGCGTCCGAAGCCTTAACCACAATGATGTGTTCTTGGATATTCATCTGGTCCGATAGCTTCTTGTGCTTTTCAACGGCTTTCTTGGCCCGATCGAATACAACTTCAGCACGGGTTTTATCTGGTAGGCCAGATATGAAATACGTTGCATCGGGAAGCTGCTTCGTTTCCCCGCTTATACTTTTGATGGTCTGAGAAAACCCTTGCTCGGCCATGCGCTCATGGAAGTCATCGTATTTGCTTCCGTTCGAAAGCTGTACACGAGCTAAAAACGCCGCTTCTTCGTCCGGCAAAAAGGTAGTGTGAGGATCTTTAAGAATCCTGATGAGGCGGCTTCTGAGGTGTCGCATCTTGACCATCCATAGTTAGGTGATGGCACCGTATATATGGTTAGCGCGATGAATTTCAAGAGCAAAAAACCCGGCGCCGTGGCCGGGTTTCGAAGTTGTCGTGCGCTGGATGTAAGTTGCGCAGCGTGGGAAAAGTACATCAAATTCCCCACCATTGCAACACCTTTATGCTGCATCCTCTGATTTTTCTGCGTGAATAACCTGCCACACTGGCTCTTGAGCCTGAATATCCACTTCCTCGATAGCCTTTCGCAGGAAAATCCAGATTTCTAGCCAGTCACGATCCCAGTGCTTGGGCTGGATAGCGATCCCGTACAGCTTCATCATGGCGTCAGACACTCGAGCAGGTCCCCACGCATCACCGCCGCTCGCCTCGGCTCTGTAGGACTGCAATGCGCAGGTGATCAGGCAGTGCACCTTCGCCGCCTTGGCATCAGTGAGCGCACTGAAGTCAGTATCCGACCAGATCAGCTTCTCGGCGTTGAGCATGTGAACAACGGTCATGCACGGGTGGTAGAGGTAGTGCCCTAACTGCTGCACCTGGAACGGCAACGACTCGATCGCCTTCTGCACTTTCCCCATGGTCACCAGATGGGCAGCTCGATGTGTCGACCAACCTATTGGCGTGCGGCGCGTCTCGGCGATGTGGATCTTCTGGCGAACAGCCATGATGCGCTCTTCCTTGTCCTCGCCCTGGGCGGCGAAGATGATTTCTCGAAGCGCGGCCTTTTCGTTCCGGACGACAGTCGCGGATTTTGCCCGGTCAGCCGCTGCTGCACTGATTGAGGCATTCGACTCATGCTGTGCGTCTGTCCACGCTTGACGTGCGTTGATCAATTTCATGCTGCCTGCCCCTTTTTCAGTTCTCGGGTCTTGGCCCGGTATTCAGCCTTGATGGTTTTGATTTCTTCGACGGTGTACTTGCGGGGCTCATGAGGCCCTTCGAGCCATTCGACTTTTTCGGCGCCGATTCCCTGTAGGAGTGAGATTCGGTAATTCACCAAATTGCCTGACAAGTGCGTGTTGCATGGGGCGCACTGCTTCCAGACATTGAGCGGCTCGAATCGCAACTCAGGGTTCGCTCCTACGGATCGGTAGTGCCCTGCGTGGTATTGGCCTTCATGGTGGCGACCGCAGCTCACGCAAGGGCGATCAGCATCGCGCAGGCGGATCCACTCGTTGAAAGCTGCTTGTGCTTCGCGCATGTGCTCCGCCCTGCTCTTCAGCTTTTCTTTGCGGACCTTGATCTCGCGGCGGTCGCGCTGGGCAATTGCCTTCCGGGCCTTGTCCTGATTCTTCGGTGCATCGATCAACGCGCATGCCGGGCTGCAAACCGCCTGCCCCATCCGCGATGGGACGAATGAGGCCCTGCAAGTAGCGACTCGGCATTTCTTCGGTTTGAGCTGCTTCCTTGCGATCGTCATGCAGCCTCCTGGCTCAGCAGATCATCGAAGTACACGCCCTGCTGTGCGAACCGCGCGACGATGCGGTCGGTGTACGCCACGCCCTGAGCGCGATTGAACAGGCTGGTCACCGGGAACCCGTCCGGGCCGAAGAGTTTGCAGCCGCCCATCATGGCCAGCTTCGTCTCGTACGGGAGGTGGCGCATGACGCGGTACCACTCCGCTTGAAACCCAGCATCCTCGTTCAGCAGGATCTGCACGCCGACGTGCAACTTGCAGTACCGGCGGGCGTCAGCCTCGTCGCCGATCTGTGTCATCTCTGCGATGCGTTTGTACATCGCGAACCACAACCGATTCTGTTCGAGCGTGCGGTCCTTACCAGGGCGCAGCGAGACTACGACGAACTTTTTGTCGCGGTACATCGCACTGAGCTTGGTGATGGCCTCGGAGAGCCTTGCCGCGCTGTTGACGCTGATCTTGTCGGTCATGGCTGCGTCTCGACGTTGGAGTTGCATGCAATGGCTGCACATACAACCCTTTCAGTCCAGGCATGCTGGGTTTCGCGGGATACGTAGAAACCACCACCGAGCTTCTCAAGGCTCAAACCAGACCTTGAAGCCTCTATTTCGAATTCCTTTTTCTCAGCATCCCAATCAGGTTCGATCAAGAATTGAATGGTCATCAGAACCCCTCCTTGCCGCGCTGCGACTCCCATGTGAACGGCAGGACAATCACGCCGCCCTCGCGCAACCGGTCAGCGGATCGCTCGCCCATGGCCGCCGGCAGTTCTTTCACGCCGAGGTTGGAAATCACGATGGTCGGGAGCATCTTCTCGTAGCGACCGTTGATGATCGAGAACAGGCGACTCAGTTCGAACTCGCTCGGGGCTTCCTTGCTCGCGCCGACCTCGTCCAGCACCAGAAGCGTCGGCTTGATCAGCGCGTCGAGGATGCTGCCTTCCGTCTGGCCTGATACCCCGTCGAAGGTGGCGCGGATGGCGTGGAGGATGGCGCCGAGAGTGCGGTAGGCAGCGGTGTGCGTGCTGGAGGCCATAATGGCCTGGGCGATTGCGATTCCGAGGTGGGTTTTACCAGCACCCGGGTTGCCAACCAGAATCACGCAGCGCCCTGCTTCCAGGTTTGGCTCGAACTCTTCGACGTACTGTCGGCATTTGGCGAGAACCTTCTTCTGGGCACCGGTCGAAGCCGTGTATCTGTCGAAGGTGCGATCCTTGAAGCGTTTCGGGATCAGGGCGTCTCCGAGCTTCCAGGCCAGCTCATGGCGCTGACGCTCGGCTTCCTGCGCCCTGTCCGCCTCGGCTCGCAGTCGCTTGCACTCAGGGCACGGCGTGCGGAAGGTATGGCCCATGATCCGGGTTTCGGTCACCTGGTACTCGCCATGGTCCTCGCAGACAGCCACGGAGGTGGCTTGCGGGGTCGCCATGTTCGCCAGCCGAACAACGTTCTCAGAAACCAAAGCTGCCATCCTCACGGGCGATCAGCCCGTCGGTGTAGTCGCGGTCGGTGAAGCCGTGGTGGATCGACTGGCCGCCAGCGGATGGCTGCCGCGCATCACGGATCCGGTTGATCACCCAGGACGCCTTGAAGCCCTGCCAGCCAGCAGAAAGTGCTTCAGTGATCGCGGTTGCAGCGGTGATGCCCGACTCTGCGCACTTGCCCAACTCGGCGTTCACAGTCGCCCAGACGGTTGCGGTTACCGCTGCGCGCTTGGCCTTGCGCTGGGCCAGCCAGTCGCCGAGCAGTTGCTCAGGGATCTGATGCGGGTTATCAGCCAACATCTGGGCCATGCCGAACGGAGTCTTGCGGTCAGCCTTCGGTGGGCGGGCCATAACTTGGGGTGGATTAATCTCTTCCGAAGGAAGAGTTAATAGGGGTTCTTTCTTTGTATAGAGAAGGCAAGTTGCCGATTTGGTCTCACTCGAATCAGATCTCAGTGAGACGATTTGAGCTGAGTGAGACGATTTGGTCTCAGTGAGACGGTCTGTTTTTTCTTCGTAGAAAAGCCATTCCGAGGCTGGAGAAATGCCGATATCGCCACGGCTGCCGCCCACCCGGTAAATGATCCGGCGCTCGAGCAAGTGGCTGATTGATTTCGACGTGACATCGCGACGCATATTGGTGAGCTTGCCGATCTCGTCAGCAGTGAGACGCTTGGTCTCGACCTGGTACCCGATGGTCTGACGGGCTATGGCCATCAAGACGCGCAGATCGCGCGCTGGAAGGTCTACCGTGGCCAACGACTCCATTAGGGTGTTGTCCATTCGGGTGAACCCCCTGGACTTGTCAATGTGAATGATGTTTGTCATATTGGCTCCGTCAGTTACATCGAATCAGCCGGGCCGCAATCCCGGCTTTTTTGTGCCCGTCGTTTGGGCTCTATTACCGCTTCCGAAACGCTTGAATCGTCCCGCTCATGGCCTTAGGCCTGGTCCTTCGCGTGAGCTCCTGCTGAATCCCGAGCTTTGCCAACTCAACCGAGGTCATCCCCCGCTTTGCGGCCTCAGCCTCCAGCAATCGCAACTCATCCGGATCAAGCAACTCATCAAGCTCCATGCCTTTCTGTTCTTCTGGCATATGCCCTCCGGTCCCTATCGAGTCCCTGCTGGGTCCCTACGGTTTCACTTCAGGCAGCTCGGTCGTCGCGAATAGAATTGCCAACAAGACCAAGCAGCCATGACTTCAAGACCTCTCGGGCGAGTACCGCCTTTTTGGTGCCGTGAATTTGTGCCGCGCAGGTCAAAAGGTCTTCGAACTCTTCATCGAGCAAGACCTTGATCTGATTGACGTGCTTGTGGTTTTTCCGTGGTTCGTCTGCCATTGGTGAGGCTCCTTGGGTGTTCAAGTTATTCAGGCCGCCGCTGCCAGCTCTGGCCAGATGACGCTCCAGTCATCCGGGCGCAAAAGCTTCCTGGTCATGAGTCCAGAGGTCTCGCGCTCGAGAGATGCAGCAATGGCGGCGGATGCTTGCTTGTTGCCGTAGGCAATCTGTTTCAGGTAGCCACGGGTGGTTCCGGTTCGCTCAACCACCTCGTCAGAGGCGGTTTTGAGCCAGTCCAGGAGCTGGAGGTGTTTTGTACGCATCACGATTCTCCTCGTTGATGCGTCAATTATTACCGTCCAGTAATGAACAAATCAATACCAGTTGGTCATTTACCAGAAAGTAATGAAACTAGAGAATCCGTGAATGGAATTACGTGAAGTGCGCAGGCACAACCTGAAAAGGCTGATGGACAAACAATTCGGTGCGGGTGCGCGGGGCGCGCAATCTCGCCTGGCAGAAATGCTCGGCAAGCCGCAGAACTTTGTTTCAAGATGCCTCTCTGACCCTGCAAAGCCTGGGGCCAAGACGATAGGTGAGGATTTTGCTCGAGAGATCGAGGAAGTATTCGAGTTACCACGCTACAGTTTGGATAACCCAAACCTTGGCAGCGCGCCGGGCCCAGAAGATGATTTCCCCTTGGCCGAGGTGGTTGTTCGACCACGCTACCTTGACCAGAACTACGAAAAGGCGGCACCTGGCCTTCGACGCATCGCGGATGAGATTGCTAACCGCATACTCCAGATGCCGGAGGACCGGGCGCTTAAACTGAAGCAGGCTATAGAACTGCTGGTGCCCGCTGATGACGTCAAAAATTGACTACCCACCGCTATTGGGTCATGGGGTACATCCCTTTACCCCGCTCCAGCTACGCCAGCTAACCGTAGAAGCATTCCCAGATTCCAGGCGACGGCCTCCGTTACTCAGAAATTTGTTTACCTACCTAGACCGACTGTCGGCGACTGCCCTTGTTTTTGAGGTCTGGATTGGTGGCTCACTCCTCTGTCGGAAGCTGAACCCTAATGACGTCGATCTGATCATCGTGTACGACGCAGAATCCACCAGAAGACTCTCCCCAAAGGACAGGCTCCTGATCGCCCCTCTCCTGCATCCCAGATATGTTCTCAACCAGTACCAGTTGGACGTCCGAGGGGTCAGCTCGAGTGACGACAACGGTATTGCCTTTTGGTTGAATAAATTCGGTACGCAGCGAGACGACACCACCCCGCAGGGCCTGGTATCAGTGAGGCTAAAACCATGAAAGAGCAAGTAAACACAATCGACTGGCTTGAGCGCCAGCTTGCTCAGGTAAATACCTTTATCGAGCGAGACACTGCTCTTCTGAAAGAAGACCCAGACGACTTCGCTGTTGAGTTGTCTTTGAATTCTTGGAAGTTCGAGCGTGAATCACTCGAGGATGAGTTGCGACTTGCGAGAAGAGAACTTGTACCTAACTCGCTAGAGATTTTTTTTGCTCAAGATGATGGCTTATCGCTATCGAGCAAAGAAATAGATGACGCATTCCAAATATTGATTGACGATCTGATCAAAGCAATCTCCCTTGCAGATCATTTTAGATCGACAGGGAGAGGGCCTAATAAGGGACGCGGGAAGACACTCGATAAGGATTTACTCTTTTCTTATAAGAGAAAGGACAACGAAAACGAAAAATTCATTTTGTTTGAAAAAACAAAAAGGGAAACATCTGTATTAGGCCCGTTTGAGTGCGCAATATTAGGAATACTTAACACCCTAAATGCAGATACATATCACAAGCTATTTGAAAATTTTTTAACCATCGGATTGGATTGTGCAATCCAATTGCGTGACATGCTTGCAGCGCTTGACCGGCGAGGCCTTAGCCCTAGGTTCGCATGGGCATCTCACGATCACGCTTTGTTTTGGCATGGAGATGTGCAGCATTCAATAAAATCATTCGAGCGCTTATCAGTTGTAGAGAACATAAAAACAAGATCATTCCTGCTTACCGGCTCAATCATAAGAAGAGACGAAAGTGGAATTTTAATGAAGGTTAAAAACCACAATGGCCTTTTGAGAGTATTTTGCTCTGACATACAGCATCACAAGATATCAAATCCTGATGAGAGCAAAATAATCTCTATTGAAGTTGTTGAATACGATTTATATATAAGCAATGAAACCGAGAGATTGATTGCACTACATGCAGTCATTTAATAACAAGGCCCGGCAATCCCGGGCCTTGAATTTGAGTATGGACAACGTGGATGAATACATGGAGAAGTCTTGGCTTCTGGGGCAAGGCATGGGCCTGTGTTTGGACGATGTTCCTGGTGCTGGCGTCAGCCGAGTCTGACCTTAGCTGGATGGGGGGAGGCTCATCCGGCCGCAAGCGGGTTTTCAGTGCTGGCTTCGTTGTGCTCTGCACCCTCGTGGCTGTGGTTGAGCTGATAGCGCTGAACCATTTCTATAGCGGCAGATAAAACCCGGATGGGTACCTCGATTCGGAAACATGCATAAATCGGGTTATCGCCTGGTTCATCCGTTCGCTGTCATGAGCTGGCTAGCTCAAGTCATAGAGATCGAAAAACCAAACATGCGCGACATTAGGACTGTTTATACATACAGTTTTTGATGATTTTTTTGGAAAGGAAGCCTACGATGAACGAAAGCACCGACCTTTACACCGTTGACAGTCTTCTGATTCGTTACGAGGGAAAGGATGCAGATCGTCATGTCATTGACATGATGGCTCTGGGTGAATCAATGCAAGGATTTGGTCGAATCTACAGCGTCGTCGGCCATTTTGTGGCTACCGGGTCCTACGCCAAGCAGTGGCAAGCACTTGAAGTCAGGGCTTTTGCAACTGAGCCAAAGGCTAAGTGCTTTCAGTTAGCTGTTGAGCTGCAAAGCGTCATGCAGTCACAGCTAATGTCCGGCTTAGCCGGCAGTATCATTACCGCTATTGTCTCTTATATCGTTGCTAGGAATAGCAACAAGGGCGAAGAAATGAAGCATCTGAGGGAGCTGCTTGAAAAGCAGCTCGATTCACAAACTGGACGTAATGATAAGACTACGGACCGGTTGCTTCTGACTATCGAGAAACTTGCAGAAAGTTTGAGATCATCACTCAAACAAGCTGTATCCCCTGTCGGGCAGACGTGCCGCAGCATTGACATCATCCCGAGTCCGGAATCGGGAGCGCAGCCTATATCTATTGATCAGGCAACCAAAGACGCGATCCTTGCGGATGACGATGACGCGGAGCTCACAGGCCTTAAATCCTTTGTGGTCATCATCACGGAAATGGATAGAGAGCGAGGAACAGCGAAGGTCAGGCTTCTCGGACAGGATGGCGAGCCTGAAGCGGATGACGATGGAACGAGCCGTGTCAACGCCAAAATCACTGACCCTGCTTTTGAGTCGAGTGCAAATGTTTATATTCAACATTTTGCATCTGGTGAAAAGCTTGAAGTGCGGGGTAAGGCCAGCATAAAAGAGGGTGTGATCAGGCAGCTGTATTTATCCGATGCCGGCTGAGCCCCCCATATAGATTCATGCACCCGTTAATACCAAGCCCGGCCCAGCGCCGGGCTTCTTGTTTCTGCCCTCCCCGACCTGACCCATGGCCCGCCACTGAGCGGGCTTTTTTCGCGCTCGCCAAATTTTATTACCATGCGGTATTGACATAGAATATTACCGCACGGTAATTTGAACCATCGCAGCGACACACAGCCACTGCGAAGGGGCTCAACAGACCCACCGCTCTTTCACAATTTGGAATCTTCGCGGATCGATCCCCGGAAACGGGCATAGCGCGAAACACAAACTTCGATCTCCATGCAGGCTCTGGAACCTGCCGGACTCCCCATATGGGAGGACGCCAAACCATGCAAGCCAGCCGGCGAATAACACCGAACACGAAATGTGTGACGCCGGCCAGGTGGGGAAACCGCGGCGCCGAGCATGGGATGGAAATCGAACCAGGGCAATTTTTGCCATAGTTCAAAAACAGATTTCACTGGCTGGCCTTGGCGACAAGGCCAGACGGGAAATCAACCGGAGACGGATATGGGAAACAACGACCTGAAGGACGCAGAGCAAACTCTGCAGCGACTCGCCGCCGCCTTAAACAAAGCGCTCCGGGAGTATGCGAACCACGGGATGAGGGTAGATATGGATGTCGTGAGCAGTTCGATAATCGGATGTGTTTCGGTGCCTTCGGTTTTGCTGAATTGCAGCATCGCCATCCGCAACCTCGACTGAACAACCAGCGCCACGACAGCCTGTCGTTAACTGCCCGATCCTCTCTATGAGAGCGCATCGGGGTGTGATCGGAGCGTGCCCAAGTGGGCTGCAGCGCTAGGATCGCAAAGACCCGTGAATGTCCTGAGCCGGTATGAGCGAGACGGCCAATACTACAAACGCGGCGGGAACCAAGCAGGGGTAGCGCCCTGGTGTTCCGATCACACCCCGATGCGGACGAAACTGCGGCCTATAACCGCCCACCTGCATCAAATCCCAGAATCGGTTGTTATCGAGCGCTGGCGAATTGAACACGGCCGTGGAACTCGGCGCCGGAAACGTAACCGGCAGCTCCGCAAGCTTGAGATGCTCCTAGCGGCATGGTCAAATAAGTAATGGCCTTTTGCTACGGTAATCTCAGTTGAAACAGAATCGCGGAATAATCATATTTTTCTCGGCAATGACTTTGCTCTTTATCTTGGTACAGGTATGGCATGCGAAAACCGTTCCGGAAGAGAAAGTGCAGGAGCGGGAACGACAGCTCAAAGGTCTCGCGCTCATCATGAGTGTTCAGTCCGGAAAAGCATCTGATGATTCGACTCGCGTCGACTCGGTGACCTACAGCGATGAGGTCATGCGTATGTCTTACACACTCACAAAAGTAGCGAAGGACGAAATCGATACCGATGAGTTCACCAAGGACGCTAAAGCGCTTGCAGTCTCTGCATTCTGCAATGAAAAAGGTTTAGGACAGTTCGTAAAAACGGGTCTTTCCATAAACCTTCTGTACAAGGATTCAACCAGCTCACCGATAGTTGAGTTTCAGATAGGCAAGTCCGACTGCCTCTGAAGACTGCCCACTGAAGCCCGCCTCTCTCGCGGGCTTTTTTCTGCGTGTCGTACCGCAATGAGTCCGCGCAGCTAGTCATCAATCTCCCCGACCAATCCCGAATGCACTCCCCTTTGCGCCCAACGGCAACCAGCGGAGCGGATGAGTGCATCCGAGTTTTGTTGGATCAACACCCGCCACCACGGAGGCGATCATGGGAACCAGCTATGCAGACAGTGCGCAGGCCCGAGAGTGGGACAGGCGCTACGACGACTGGGGGCGCCCGAAAGCGCCGCAGGTCGAAGACTTCCACGACTACGAAGCTGCCGCTCTTCAACGCACTCAGCATCAGAAGTTGATGGCGGCGCAGGAGTTTATAGACCGCAAGGCGCGGGCCACGCGAGTCGCTGCAGCGGTGGTCGCCTACGGCGAATTCTGGGGGCTGAAATGAACGTTCAGCAGCGTGACCACCAGACGGCGATCACTTGGATCGAGGGCGAGATCAACAACATGATCAAAGACCTCGGACAGCCCAACGCCAGCGCCGCCGCAACATCTGCGATCACCCTCGCCTTTCTGCTTCGCGCAATTGATAACGATGAGCACCGGCATTTCCGGGCGCGCATCGATCAGATCTACGCCTCCTACAACGCTTCGATCACGCAAGGAGTTGCAGCATGACAACGCCACCGGTAAAAACGCTGGTTGATGAGCAGCTCGACGACATCGAGCGCCGCATCGCGATACTCGGCTTCGGCCTGCCCTTCAACGAAGTCATCGGCCGCAAACGCGAGGATCTGGTGGACAGCCTCCCGCAGCGCCTGTCGGTCACCATGAAAGGCGGACGCATCGCAGTGAGGGCTCGACCATGAATCTCGTCTACTGGATTCTCGTTGCGGTTCTGGTGGCCGGTGCAGGCGCTTACGGCGTCGTTCGCGATGGCCAGGGCACTTGCCAGGTACCGCGCTCCACCACCTACCACGTGTTCCGATGACCAGTCTTCAGCGGGCGCGCCGCACCCTGATTCGGCGAGGCTCGTTTCGAGTCATCGCGCTTTACACCTTCCTGATGCTGCTCAGCGCCCTCGCCGACCGCGTCACTCAATAACCAACACCACCACAAGCTGCGCCTGGCGCGGCAAGGAATCGTCATGTCCGCAAACGCCAAACAAGCCGCCGTATCGACCGACCTCGACACTAGCGAAACCAGCGACACAAAGAACTCTATTGCTCCTGCGGTTGCCGCCACCGACATCGCCGAGTATCGGCCGCATGAGGAACAGATCGTCCGTTTGGAAACCAGTTACGCGAAACTCGTCGTTGACTGCTCGACCAGTGAAGGACTGGCAAATGCCAAGGAAGTACGAGTAGACATCCGCGACGTGCGCTATGCCCTGGCAAACACCACCAAAACCGCGCTTGTTCCGTATCAGCAAAAAGTCAAAGAGGCCCAGGCTCGCGTCAACCAGGTGAAGGAATTTGGCGAGGCGCTGAAGGATCGAGTTCTAGCGATTGAAGCGCCTGTCGACGAAGCCATCAAGGCCGAAGAAAAGCGCATTGCAGACGCTAAAGCCGAACGCGAGCGCATCGAAGCTGAGCGCGTCGAGGCCATCCGAGCAAAAATCACCCGATTCAGCTCAGTCGCTGCTGCATACGCAAGCCGTAGCGCCGCAGACGTTGCGAACGTGCTGCTGAACGTCAAGGAGTCGGTAATCCTGCCAGAGGAATACGCCGAGTTTGAAGCTGAAGGCACCATCGCCCGTGACAACGCTATTGAGCAGCTCGAAACACTGCACAGATCTGCCGTCGAGCGCGAAGAGGCTGCCGCAAAACTGGCGGCCCAGCAGAAAGAGCTCGATGAGTTGCGCCAGAAACAACGAATTGCCGATGAAAACGCAGAGAAAGAACGCCAAAGGATCGCAGCGGAAGACCGCCAGCGCATTGCTGATCAGCAGGCAGAACTCAACCGGCAGCGCGAGCAACTGCAACGCGATCAAGACGCCCAGCGTTTGAAGGACGAGCAGAACCAGCGTGACCAAGAAGAGCTTGCCCGCTTGCGCGCCCAAGCTGCCGCACCGGCCCCAATCATTGCAGCGGTAGCGCCGCTGATCGAAGAGAAAGTCGAGGTCGCACCTATCAACACTCCGGCGATCGCTGCTGAATTGGACGACGTGACCACCACCGCGCCACCGGTCGAAGACATCGTCGAGGTCGTCGCACTGGGCTTCGACGTAAGCGTCGACACGGCTCGCGCCTGGCTTCGTGCAATTCGCTTCTAACCCTTCCCTTCCCCTCTAAAGGTCGATGAACAAATCGTCAGCCAAGGAGAGCGCAATGAACGACTCAGACACTCAAGCAGCGACCGGCCTTGCCACTTACCAAGATCCGTCCCACAACGCGGCTGCACTCATTCTCGACCCGGGCACCATGAAGTCGATGAGCGACCTCGCACTGATGATGTCGAAGGGCGTGACAACTGTGCCCAAGCATTTGAAGGGCAATCAAGCTGACTGCATGGCGGTCGTCCTGCAGGCCATGCAGTGGCAGATGAACCCGTTTGCGGTTGCTCAGAAGACATTCATCGTGAACGGCGGTGCACTCAGTTATGAGGCGCAGCTCGTAAACGCAGTGATCACCGCCAAAGCACCTGTCAAAGGACGCCTCAACTTCGAATGGTTCGGCAACTGGGAAAACGTCATCGGAAAGATGCGCGAAGTGACCAGCCGAACCAAGAAGGACGAGGACACTGGCGAGTTCAAAAAATACCGCGTTCCGGGGTGGAGCTTCGACGACGAGAAAGGACTCGGTATCAAGGTCTGGGCAACATTCAAAGGCGAAGAAGAGCCGCGTACCTTGGAGCTTCTGCTAACCCAAGTTCGCACTCGCAACTCGACACTTTGGGCGGAAGATCCGAAGCAGAAAATCGCCTACCTGGTAACGAAAAAATGGGCGCGGCTCTTTTGCCCGGACGTCATCCTTGGGGTCTACACGCCCGACGAGTTCGAAGACTCCTACGGTGGCGAAATCGATATCACACCTACGAAGCAAGCCTCAAACACCGCTGCCGCAGCCGAAGTGTCTTTTGGCCCAAAATCCCCATCACCGGAAATCGACGGTGTATTCGCTGACCTGCTGGTCGTTGCGAAGCGACAGGACATCGATGCATATGCAGCGGCTTGGGCAGGTCTCAAGCCTAAGCAGCGTGCAGCGATCGGCTTGGAGTGCCACGAAGCACTCAAGAGCATGGCGGCAACCGTTGATGCTGACTTCACCAACATGACTGGCCCCGGCGAAGACCTGTCGCAGGTCGAGGAAGCGGCGTAGTGAGAACGGAACTGCAAGGTACTGAAAAGTGGCATTCAGACCGATCCGGTCGAGTGACAGCCAGCCGCTTCAAAGACGTAATGGCTTGGGGAAAACCTGACAAGCATGGGAAGCGCGAGCCGATGGGCGCGCGGACCTCCTACATGCGCGAGCTGTGCTTCGAACGACTGGCAAAGAAGTCCAAGCACAACGTCAGCAGCGCTTCCATGAAGTGGGGTCACACAGAAGAGCAAAAGGCTCAGGACGCCTACGAGATGCTGACCGGCAACATTGTCGTGCCGTCGGAATTCATCGTTCACCCGAAGTATGACTGGCTCGGCTGCTCGCCAGACGGCCTGATCAACGATGACGGTGGCACCGAGTCAAAGTGTCCTTTCAACGAGGCGATCCACGTCAGGACTTGGCTGGAGGGCATGCCCGAGGAACATATGCCGCAGATTCAGGGCTGCATGTTCGTGACGGGCAGGCAATGGTGGGACTTTCTGTCCTTCGATTCCCGCCAAGACGAGGAGTGTCAGCTCTATATCGAAACGATTTACCGCGACGAAGACTACATCGCCAACCTGCACAGAGAGCTCGTCCAATTCAACCTGGAGCTGAATCGCATGGTGGATGAGGTCGCGGACAAAGCACGGGCACAAGCCCATAGATTAGGAGCTTGAGCATGATCAGCCTGAATCTCAACGCAGTTCGAACGAAACAAGGTGAGTCTGACCGGATCGCGGCGGCGACAGCTGACTTCTGGAGTCGGCCCGGCAGCAGCTTTAAGAAGCTGCCGCCAGCTCGAATGAAGCCGAAGCCTGAGCGGCGCGATTGGGTAGACCCTGAAACGGTACTCAAGCGGCGCCCGAAACCGATATCGGCGGCTGACCGCAAAGCTCTGCGAAAAATGGCGGACTCGCTATGAAGTCGAAACGCAAACCCAACAACGGTTTCGCCCGAGCTGAACGCAGTTGCAGGGCGCTGCTGCGCACCAACCACGTCGCAGTGGTGAACATTGACCCCAGCGGCAGCCAGATCATGGCGAACTGGAAGAGCTGCCGGCAGATCCGCAGTCTGGCGATCGCCAACGCGATTTTCGACTTTTCCTACCGCTGGACGATCTACATCGGCGCCATGTGTCGCGACGAGCGCGGCGCCGAGTACATCAAGTCGGTGGAGATCTCACCCGAAGGCATCTACAAGGTCGAGCGCCTGACCGATGCCATCGAGCATTACTACCTGGAGCTGCGCAACAGCGCGAACCCGACTCATCTGGTGGCATCAGGCTGGATCGCCATTCCGGACGAGATCTCAATGGACGAAGCCCAAGCCGCGAAGCTGTTCTACGCCGCCGGCGCCTGGCATCAGGTGAAGGTTGCAGCATGAGACGTTTTCGCACCCAACAACGCAAACGACAGACTTGGCTGGGCTTACCGGCCAGCGGAATTGAAGAGGTAGGCAATGGCCAAGACGCCCACCGAGCGCAAGCGCGATCAGCGCGAGCGGGACAAGCTGACCCAGGCGGAAAGAGAAGCAGAGCTACTGTCACGACGGATTGTCACGAAGCTTTATCACAACGATGACGCCGCACTGAAGCGGGTAATGGCACGGTGCAGCATCGACGAAGAGCAGGACCTGATCTCGCGATTCATCCGCGGCGCTGACCGCATGAGCGACGAACAATTGGAAGATCACATTCGCATTGCGTGACGCTCCGCCGTGACATACCAATTCTTCTCGCTACATCCGTCAAAGGGGCATTTTACTGAATGGCGGACATGAAAAAGGGCTGAACAAGTCAGCCCTTCAAAATAGTGGTGCGGGGCCCGGTTTCCCGGAGGCTATCTACTACAAGCCAAACGATTGATCCGCCAACACTTCTCTGCTTTTGCATGGTCCCGCAGCACAACCCCAGCACAGATAAACATTGGTAGTACTGCCATAAGAACCCCCCAGTAAGAATTGTCATTTATGAAAACGAACAACGTTACGAGGCCAGACAGAACAGATAACACATCAATGGACTTCACGTTTAAAGCAGCTTGCATCGACTCGGTTGGGTCAAACATCGACCACGTATGCAAATGCTATCACCGTAACCGCAGTGATAGCAATACGCCGCAATCTCGTTTTTTAGCATTGGCGCCATTCGACAAGCGCGCCGCATGCATTGGAGTACACCATGAGCCACAACTGCGCATACGTCCGGCAGCACTATCAGGTGCCCGCCAAAATCGGCCGCTGCGTCATCGCCTACGGCAAGCCCGGCGTCATTCTTGCAGATCGCGGCCACTACATCGGTGTGGTTCTGGACGAAGACCCGAAGAAGCGCATCGGCAACTACCATCCCACCCACGAAATGCAGTACGGCGAAATGGCCGAGACGCTGCCGCTGAAAGAATGGCTGGTCTTGCCGTTCAAGCATGACTGGGACGATCTCGACTGGAGTCGCGACGCCCGCGAAGATCTGGTGAGGGTCTGGGCAGCTACGCGAGCCCAAGCCAAATACAAGGCCTATGAGCGGCTGCAGGATTACTGCCACAGCATCAAGGCGATGTTGCATTTTAAAGTGCGGCGCGCCTGATTCGGCCCATGCTGCGCAGAAAACAAATAGCCTCATCGAATATAATTAAACGGATTATTTTTTGAGAAGTCCCAAAAACACGCCAAGACAAAGCTTCGCGCTATCAAAAAACCATTTACTGGCCTCTGCCATCTCCGTGACTTGCGAATTACTGCACACCAAACCTGCTATTGCGCAGAATAAAAATACTACCAACACCGCAACTGCGATCCAGTTGTCGGAGAGCTTGATCAGAAGATATTCCTTCACAGACGGCTGACCAGAACCTTGACTCGCGCCCTGAGAGGATTTCGTATAGGTTTGCCATTCCTTCATGAGCGATTACCGCCAACTTCAGTCTCAAAAAACTGGTAACTAAGCCTGAAGTTATCACCTTCAAACGGCTTATCTACTTGGAAGAAAAATTGCAGATCCACTTCTTTAAGAGTAGCGATACTCGCTGGAGACGTTAACCCAGAAGAGCCTTGCACAATATTATAAAACTCTAAATCGATTGAGTTTCCTTCTGTTAAGTCATTAACAACAAATAAAGCTTTTGACTTCTCAGGATCGTGCCTCACATAAAAATTTACAAGCAAAGGAACAGAAATCGTCTCTGTTTTTACCTCGAAAACTATTGGCTTATTAATAGTTCCAAAGCTGATTCCTTGGGCGATTGCGCGAAATGCTGGATATGGCCCTTTACATGTAACTTCAAACATTAAGACCTCGTATTAACTATAAGACTGGACACCAGCGTCGATCATAGCACACACCCGTCAATCCATTTATCAACCAAAATTTTAGCTAAGAGCATCAAAATCTTCTGTAAACGCGACTCAACATCAATTTATTGCACCGGGCATGCCCCGGCATAGGGTGCCCCATGCCCACAGAAAACAAAACGGCCGAGCCGCTGCAGGTTGAGCGCTCGACTGTGACCAAGCTGGTGATCACCGGCGCGCCACGGCTCGATCCGATTACCGTATTCCTCGAAGACTTCGGCCGCCGCGACTGTCCTACTGAATCCGACCCGAGCTATCAGACCGCCCAGGGCAAGATCACGATCAACTGCTGGGACAACAGCTGGAACGCCTATTGGGGTGGCATGGGCCCGCGCACGGTGGCGGAGTTCGTGGCCGAGTGTGATTGGCACTACGTCCTGAACTGCCTCGATCGCGGTATCAGCAGCACGCGGTTCAGCGGGAGCGCCCTTCACACCTTCGCGAAAAAGTGCATCGTCCAGCGCCGCCGGCAACAAACCGGCCGACATGACTGGGAGCTGGATGAGCTAAGCAAGGATAAGGCGCGTGAGCTCTGGCACGACATCGACGTGCTGCGAAGCGTCGAGTCGCCAAACGAGTGCTGGCATCACGACAGGCTGCTGACTGAACTGTTTGGTGATGAGTGGCACTACCCAGTTGGGGACAAGGCGGTCGAGGATAATCACGAATTCAACTATCTGCGCCGGGTGGTGGAAGCGGTACAGGACGCGTTGCGCCAAGAACAACCGCAGCAGGAGGCAGCATGAAGCGCATCTACCTCAGCGGTCCAATGACCGGCCTGCCCGCCCTCAACTTCCCGGCCTTCGCCGAGATGACCGCCAACCTCCGCGCCAACGGCCACACAGTCACCAACCCCGCCGAGCTGAACCCCGATGGCGGGAGCTGGAACGACTGCATGCGCCGCGACATCGCCGCCCTGATGAAATGCAACACCGTGGCCACGCTCCCGGGCTGGGAGCATTCAAAGGGCGCACGCCTCGAAGTGCTGATAGCTGAACGCCTCGGCATGACGGTTGTTAATGCCCATGATCTGGTATTGATGGAGATTGCAGGATGAGCATAGTCATCAGAGCGCAATCAATTTCTCAAGCCAGTGTCCTGCGATAAATCGACCACTTTAACGAGAAATACGCCAACCGTTGGTTGGATCCACCACCATTAGTGACTTATCAATCTTTTGCAGTAATAGTTTTCCGTTCGCAGAATCCACCAAAAAGTGCACATCAGTAGCTCCCTCTTTATAAGCTTTTAGCATACCCGCCCTGTCTTGACTCTGCAGAGTCTCTGCATGTTCGCGAGCCGACATTTTAGGTAGTTCTACAACTGCACCATATGCAAGCATGAACAACATTATTATTGAAAAAAGTTTAAATATTAGATGTTTAAGTGAATCAGGATGTAAATAGTTCGCCGCTTGGCAAACTAAGGTGGACATCACCCATGCTCGTGCCCAAGGGCTCTGATAGACCCAGCTCAGCAAACTACCACCAACACCAAATTTTTCAGAGAGAATTGCGACCAAGAACAGCAAATAAAACGGATAGCAAACACACCTCATCAACCACAATAATTTGCGCTCGCTTACACTAGGACTTTGGACTATCACCAACAAGATTAGCAGTCCAATAGCCCCGCACACCGCATTCCATATTCCTCTGGCCACTAACTCAACAAAAGTAAAGCCACTTATAAACCATTCTGAGTCAAAAGCTTGCAAGTAAGCCGAGCTATAGAAATATCCCGCACAAAAAGCGAAGCCTAAAAACAAAACAGAACATCCAGCCAACTTACTCAAAAAATCTACAACTCTAGAAAAATCCCCGCTGACGTCCATAACAGCCCTTAATTTAGAGAACCCGAGAACGCGTATGATCATTGATGACGTAATGACTGACAAGATCACGCTGCACGGCCTCGGCTTTGTGCAGGTCCAGCTGCAGGGCAATCAGCGCTTGCATGTCTGGCACCCTGAGCTACCGCGCCGGGCATGCTTCGAACACTCAGCGATCCACGACCACCGCTTCAACTTCACTTCCCGAGTGATCGTCGGCACGCAGTTCAATCACGAGTTCGAACTCGTCTGCCATGACGCTGGTGAATTCATGCTTTACCTGCACGAAGGCGCTCGGACAGCGGGTGGCGGCCGACCATGGACACCTGACGGTCGTGCAGACCTGGTGCATGTCGGAACGATCGGGATTCCCGCCGGCAACGACTACAACACCCAGGCATACGCATATCACCGCACTGAACCGGGCGGCGATGGCCGAGTGGCGACAATCATGGCCAAGCGCGGCGAGTACCCGGCCGGCGCCCACTCAACCTGTCGCGTAGGTATCCAGCCCGACACCGACTTCGATCGGTTCCAGTGGTCGCCAGCTCAACTCTGGGAGGTCGTCAGCGATGTGCTGCTCGGCAAGAAGGTGGCGGCATGATCCTCTTCCCAATAGCCGCCCCGCTCTACATGGCCTACCTCATCTACAAGGGGCCGTGGCGATGACACAGATGAGCGACATCTTTCCGGAAATGACTGTGGAGCAGGAAAAGCAGTGGTTCGCCGAGCAACAAGAAGCGCACCGTCTGGAGCTGGAGCGCGAGAAGATTGAAATCGCTCAGCGAAAAGCCGTCGACCACTATATCCAGTGCCGCGACTGCGGAGCATTCGTCCAGAAATGGCGGTGGGTTCGGAAGGATCATCCCCAAGCAATCAGCCAAGGATGGAGACCCTTGTGCGGCTCTTGCTTCGACAACTACGACAATTACCCATGAGCCGCATGGTCAGCGTCCGCACCGAGGAACTGACCGGCCCGGCGCTGGACTGGGCAATCAACGCGATCGAGGGTGATCAGCAGCCTGGCACAGGTCAGCTGCAACTCTTCGCCCTGCCCGACGCCGAGCAACTGATCACGAAGTACGGCGTCTGGGTCGATGTTGGCCACCGTCACCCGTGGCTGGCCGACCTGACCAACGACCCGTTCAACCGGGTCACCGGGCAAACCCGAACCATCGCAGTGTTCCGCGCCGTGGTGTTCGCCAAGCGCGGCGCCGAGGTCGACATTCCCGCCGAACTCATCCAGCAGTAACCCCTCCCCCAACTCAACAGCCTGCCGGTGTACGGCGGGCGAGGAATTCGTATGCGCGATTTACAGGAACTGCCCGATGAGATCATCAACACCGCAATGGTCACCATCTACAACCACCTTGAACCAGGGTCGAAGCTCTGCTTGGTCGCCTACAAGCCTGGTAATCCAAAGGCCGACTTCCTGCGCGTCGATAGCCAGTTCGATATGAACGAAGCGGTGAGCGCCATGCGCAGGAAAGGCCTCAGCATCGACGGCGACAACGCCTACAAGAGCGACTTGCTCGACGCTGTGGTCGGAGCGCTGGCCCTCGGCGCGCAGAACAACAACCCGCCACCGGCAGAACACTGGGGCCAGCGCTTCTGGGATATCGGCCGGAAGGAGCGCGGACTGCACGAAGAGCTGGTCGCCGCGCTGAAACTCAACCGCGAGAACCTGCGCGCCTGCCAAGCGACTATCCACTTGGCCGGTTACTTCGATCCCACCTACGTCAACGATGCGCAGGCCGCCATGAAGGTAGCCGACGAAGTCCTGGCCAAGGCCAGCGCATAACCGATCACCACCTTCTGCCGCCACGCGCGGCATGGAGCATCACAATGACCATCCAGTTTCTGTCACACGAGGAGGTTTGCGAGCTCACCGGCGCGCGGACCAAGGCAGGTCAGATCCTCAACCTGAAAAAGAATGGCGTTCGCCATACGATTAAAGTGAACGGCTGGCCGAGTGTCACCGCGATGGCGGTCACCGCCGTCGGCGCATTCGAATCAGAAAAGCCCGTCTGGAAATCACGTAAGGCCAGCTGACATGGGAAGACGACCAAGTAAACCCGGCTCGATCGCCAGGCTGCGGGAACGCAAGAAAGCCAGCGGCCGGGTGTTCTACTACTACGACACGGGCGGAAAAGACCGAAAGGAAATTCCCCTGGGCAGCGACTACGGCTTGGCGATCATGGAATACGCGAAGCTAGAGCGTGATCGCACCGCAACCGATCTGGTCGCCAAGGTCATCACGTTCCGCTACGTCGCCGAAAAATACATGGTCGACATCGTCCCAACCAAAGGAACAGCCACCCAGGCTGACAACAAGCGCGAGCTGAAAAACCTGATCGCTTTCTTTGACGATCCACCGGCACCGCTGGAAACGATCGAGCCATTGCACGTTCGCCAATACCTCACTTGGCGCAAGTCCGCGCCAGTGCGCGCGAACCGCGAAAAGGCTCTGCTCAGCGCGATCTGGAATTACGCCCGGGATAAGGGCTACACATCGCTTGCCAATCCATGCGCGGGCATCAAGGGCAACAAAGAGACCGGCCGGGACACATATGTCGAAGACGCGCTGTTCAAGCGCGTGCACGACAAGGCGGATGCGGGCCTACAAGACGCAATGGACCTCGCTTATTTGACCGGTCAAAGAGTGACCGATACCCGGCTGATGGACGAGCGCGATGTGCGTGACGGTCAGATTTGGGTGTTGCAGGGAAAGACTAAGGCAAAGCGTCGGATCGAGATAACAGGCGAGCTGAAGATTTTGATTGATCGAATCATGTCCCGAAAGTCAGAGCACAAGGTCCGCTCGACGCGGCTGATCGTTACAGAGGACGGCACACCAATGACGGTGGCGATGTTGCGCAGGAGGTTTGACTTGGCCAGGGAGGCGGCCGGGGTGCCGAAAGCTGAGTTCCAGATGCGCGACTTGCGCGCCAAGGCGGGTACCGATAAGGCGGAATCCAGCGGTGACATCTTGCAAGCCAGAGATCAACTTGGGCATACGACCGTGGTTATGACAGAGCAGTACATCCGCAATCGAAAAGGCAAAAAGGTCATGCCTACCAAGTGA